ATGCAAAACTTCGATGACCACCCGTACTACCCAGCGATTCGGACGCGCCCTGCGGAATTGACCGGTTATCGCAAACTGTCGGATGAGCAGAAGGATCGGTTGCTGCCTCTTGTAACATTAGGGTCATGGCCCCGCCAGGACGGCGTGGATGCATCTATGGCGGAGACGGAACAAGCGCTAGATGGTCGTCCGTACATGCTCGATCTAACTCGTGAGGCAACTTATCAGCTCAGTGAGATTAGGGGGCTTCTTGACGATAGTGATGATTTCAATGCGTGGCGGAAATTCATCAAGAAGTTTGAAAATGCCATACCTGTCATCCAAATGCGCGAAGCCAAAATTCCGCGAATTACGAGGCAAGCTCGCGCATTCGTTGAAGCAGGACGTAAAGTCGCGTTCAGAATCGTCGATTTCAGAAGTGATACACCGAAAGTCGCGGCAGCACTGGCGGCGTTGCCTTCGACTGACAGTGCGCTCGTGATAATCGACGCTGGCTACATACGCGACTCGTTCGAGGCAGTTAGCATCGCGTGCGCTGACGTCATCAACGAGATTCGGGAAGATATCGACGACGCTATCATTACGCTGATATCGTCGAGTTTTCCTGCGTCAGTTGTATCACTGGCTGATCCAGACAGCGGTGGGCAGCGGGGCCTCATTTCAATGTTGGAACGTCCGCTCCACGAGGGGCTCGGGGGGAACGACGTCTGCATCTATGGGGATCACAGCTCAATTCATGCAAGAGTCTATCCAACTTCAGGCGGCAGGTACTCGTGCCGAATCGACTATCCTCTTTACGATGGATGGGCGTTCGAGCGACGGACGGACTGCAAATCGGACGGCTACATCGATTGCGCTCGGTCACTTATTGAAACGTATCCCGAGATTGAGGATGACGCTACATGGGGGGCTCGCGCAATTGTCGGCGCGGCCGAAGGCGACATCGATGGCATGAAAACAGCTGCAATGTGGATCGCAGCCCGGGTAAACATGCACATTGCACGGCAACTCGATCTTTCTGAGTCAGGCCCGTTAGATGACGAAGAATCGATCTTCGACGAATGACAAACTCAAGCGCTACATCTTTTGCGGCGGCCCAATATGTAAGCCGGCATGCCTTCTGGGACCGAACCGATTACGCGAGCGATAGCCTCTATGTTTGGACTACGCGCGTGCGGGGAGCGAGGACGAGGTCGGTCGGACAACGATGAAAGCAAATCCTGCTTCTGCTGCTCATAGCGTCGCAACTGCAACTTCGCTTTGCTCAAAGCCGACAGATCGGCAGATGTTGCTCTATCCTGTCTTGTAGCGACAAAGGCGGAAAAGGTGTTTTGATACCTCTTCTTGATCGCCTCTAGTACAAAGGCACGCAAGCGCGACGCAGGAGCCTGCCCGGCTAAAGATGTGAGCGTGGCTCGAGGATAGTCGGTTTCAATGGCAATTCCTTGTGACCGCAGAAAAGAACTCAGCTCCGTTCGAAGCAAGAACCCGCAAAGGGCGTCAGCGCGCTTGACATCAGTCGCTCGCCCGGGTCTGGCGACACGAATGCGATAGCCCTGCTTGCTTTCTGCCGGAGCAAGAATCCACACTCCTACGGAGTCTGGCGTCCTTCGCATCACCTCACGGTAAAACTTTTCGGTGGTCACGATGACCACTTTGTCGAAGCGCTGAAGGTAGGTTTCGACCTGGCCATCGAGTCGGGAGAGCGTATCGAGATCGCTTTTGATTTCGAAGGCCGTCAAGCGCCCGTTAGCCACAGCCAAATCAGCACGACGGCTCCAGTTTGCGATCACCATTTCGTTGATCAGTACCGCATCTCGCAGCATCCCCTTCTCAAAGAGGTGGTCGATGACGATAGCCTTGATCGCTGCCTCGTTCAGCGCAGGAAGCATGACTCGTCTCTCCGTTGAAAACGGGTGAATTATAGAACCTTCCTCGGGTAGTTCCGCCCACGACGTCGGATGCGAGGTGCTGTACGTGCGAAACGGGCAGGGCATGCTGTAGTGCTGAACTTGCGGAAAGAGCTAATCCTGAGTAGGTGCGTGATTGACGACGGCGGAGCGCTGCCGAAGTGGGACAGTCGTAGCGGGGCAAGGGCAATGGTTACGCCGAGCGGTACAGGGGACTTCAACTGCCACGCGGTGCCGACCAACTCCCCTGCGTTGCAAGCTTTCCGGGGCGCAGGTGATTGCCTTCTGGAGGCGCGCGCTTCGACGCCGCGGCTAGAAGGACAGCACCACGTGGGCAAAGGTGCTCGGCTGGCGGCGCAGTGGATTCCCCGCACTCGTGTCCTTCATCCGTGGCCGAACAAACGCTTCGACGCCAAGCACCCGAGGCAAAAACTCGGTGCACGAATCGCGCACGCTGGGATCTGTGCGGGGTAACGGGCATTCTTACCGCGATATCAGCGGTCGCCGCTACCCATTCATTCTCACTATTGACCAGTATGTCACCCATGCCGCTGGCCGCGAAAAGCTCTTTAACTGCTTCACAGAGTACGCGGGCGAATGCAGTGTTGTCTATGTCGGTTATTCATTCTCGTCAAATCAATGCTGAGGAAAATCGAGCTCCAGTGCTTGCCACTTCGCGTTGATTTTCTGCCCCCCTTGTCACGGAGCGGTCGGTCGTACGGTCCAACCGTTGGCTCGCTTCCGCAAAGTCTTGACATAAAGGGTTGCCAGCTAACGCTGCCCCGGCAAGCCTTCCGAGGCCAAGCTCCGTGGAATTTTTGGGGGAATTTATGATTATTGAGATAATTACAAGAACGGAACATAATGCGCCATTATGTATCGACAGTGCGACTATGACTCATCAAGCGACTGGCTCTACGAGTGTGGTACCTGTGCTGGATGCGGCTCTGATCGAGCGGCTGTTTGGCCAGGCGAAAGCCGAGTATGTTTGTAACAAACATACGGGGGGCGTTAGCGGCAAGAAGGGTACGCGCTACGAGGATCTGTTTGCTACTTTCACGATCGCTTCCATCTTGGCGGACCACGTTAGCCAGGGCGGCGATTTGCCTGTTATCGAGGAGCAAGCGCTGGGATTCGTTGATGACTTGGCTGTAGCGCATGCCAAGTGGACCAAGTATACCCAGTGCAAAAATTCGGAGTCGGTTAGTTGGCACAGCGGGACGCATCCGATTTCCACAGACTTCAAGTGCCAGCTCGATCTTGCTGCAGCGCTGCAAAAACCGAACCCCGCGGTCGAACTTGTGGTGGCCAATCAATCGACCGCAGCCAAGCTGGCAGGGGAGATCCCCCCAGATATCGCCGCCAGCACGACCGTAACGCACTTTCCATACTTAGGAGGCTTCAACCGTCTCGTGATGGAGTATGAGCCGGTGCGCGACAAACTCGCCGCACTTACGCGGACCGAAGACCCGACCTTGGACGAGTTGGGGTCTGCATTTGGCGCGCTGATGATCGCGTGGATAGGGGTCACCGGCGTGTGCTCAATCGAAGGGATCATGCAGGCGGCCAGACAACAGTCTCCTCAGTTGCTGAGAAGCTACCCATGGACGAGTGGGGAACAGTTCCTTCGCCCAGAGCTCAACGCCGCCCTTGCTGGCGTAAGCGATCTTCTGTACACTGTCAAGAGGGGTTTTTTTAGCTGGGCCTGTGAAGGCTGCTCGGGGACACTGACGTGTGAATGCGACAGCGAAGAGTTCTCGCGCTTCCAGCAACGAGTGATTCAGGCGAAGCCAAAACATTTCGACGACTTTTGGAGCCTGTTGCCATGAGCAGAACATACACCAAATTTGCCGATCGAGACTTAGAGGCGCGGCAACTAGTGGATTCGGTCGCGTCACCAGACGTGAGTGTTTCCGAGTATAAAGCGCAGATGCGGCAGCTTGGCTTGCACTTGGGGGCGGGTGTCCTCGAGATGCTTCGTGGCGACGTCGGTCACGATATCTGTGTCGTATGTACAGTGGAGGATGCGGATTTCCTCGCTCGCGGCCTGATCGAATCCCTTGAAGGAAGGGGGCTGGGTAATCGCACCCGCCTCCTGTGCTTGTGGAACGACAAAGTCAGGGAGAGGGGAGTCTCCATTTCGCCGGTCGTTCGCCAGTACAAAGAGAAATTCGATCCCTCCGGGACCGTGTTCATTGTCGTCAAGTCGATCATTTCGGGAGCATGTGTGGTGAAAACCAACCTGACCCGAGCATTGTCTTCTGCCCGCAATCCGAGCGCTGTCTACGTTGCAGCTCCGGTGATGTTTAAGGGCGCGGAAGAGCGCCTTACCGCCGAGTTCCCGGAAAGCGTGAGTCGGCTATTCCAGTACGTTTGGTTCGCGACCGATGACCAAAAAGAGGGCGACAATGTCCTCCCTGGTATTGGCGGTTCTGTCTACGAGCGGCTTGGTCTCGGTGACGAGAAGAAAAAGAATAAACACATGCCGGCCATCGTCAAAGAACGTCGGGGTAGGTACGCCGAGCACGCAGTGGCTGCGTAAACTACCGATTACTCTCAACGTATTCATGAAAAGCCCGCGTTACGCGGGCTTTTCGCATTGCGCGCATTGCTGAATACAAATCAGGTCACGTTTGCAGCTTCGGCATTTCTTCGCAGTAGTCCCGAAACTGATGCTGCTGTGTGGCACTGAGCGTCCCATGTAGCAGGCCATGAGCTCCTCATCAGTTGTTCTAACGCCGCCTCGCGCGAGGCTGTCAACCGTTCAATGGCCTCCGGCGCCAGCAATGTCAGTCGTAGCAGGCGCCGCACCTGCGTGATGCCGATGCCTTCAGCCTCAGCAATCTCGGCTACAGAAGAGAAGCGCTGCTCATCAAGCAACCGCTGCCAGTAGTGCGCCAAGCCGAGCGCACGTATCAGCGGCGTATCCTGCGTTGCGTCCCGAATCCGTTTCTCCCTCCGAGCCTCCGCCGCGAATTCCTGCGGCGCGTCCAGCGGCGTGATGATCTGTTTCTTCGAACCGCGCTTCACAAGCGTCCACGGCACGAACGTCTCCAACTGGACGCCGCCTGCGGGCAACGGCAGCGACCAAGTGACCGGCTCCCCCAGGATCCGGCCGCGATGATTCCGGCTCATGCTTCCTCCTCGAAGCGCACCACGAGCTGGCGCTGTGCATCCCAATCCACCGGCAGCGGGTTGTGCTGGAACCAACACAGCGTCATGCTCCGCGGTTGCCGGCCGGCCAGCAGCTTCGCAATGATGTCGGGCGCGAGCAAAGTCAGCCGCATCAGTTCGTTGACCGCCGTCGGGTGGAGCCCCTCCGCCCGCGCGATGGCCGCACCGCTCTTCATCACGCCAGTGTCCACCAGTCGCTGCCAGTAAAAGCCTCGCGCCAGCGCCTGCAGTAGCGTCGTGTCATGAGTCGTCCTGTCGTCGGCAACGACCCGCCGAGCGCCCCGGCGCCGGAACGCCACCGGCACGAAAGTCTCCAATGCACCGCCGGTCATGCCCCCATCTCCAGCAGCTCTGCACCGATCTCACCCGGCGCGAACTCCCGGATCAGCGCGTCCCACCCCACTTCCCGCCACTTCACCTTGATTCCCTGAAGTTCCCCGTCATCCACGAGGTCGACGCGCTCGATCATCAGGTTGGCGATGCGGTGCCGCTCGGCGGGGAAGAGCCGCTCCCACACGTCATCGAGCCGGCCCATCGCCATCACGGTCGATGCCTCATCGACCTGGGCGCCGTTGCGCTGGATGTGCTGCACCACCGCTGCAACTGCCTCGGGGCTGGTCAGCACGGTGCGGAGTTGCGCGACCACGGCCCCCTCGATCTCCGGTGCTGGCAACCGCTCGTAGCGTTTGCCCGGCGCCCCGAAGCGGCTCTCCGACTTTGACACGTAGTACCGATACTGTCGGCCGTTCTTGCGCGAGTAGGTCGGGTACATCCGCTCGCCAGACGGTGTGTACAGCAGCCCGCGCAGCAGCGCGTCGGTGCGCGACAGCACCTTGGTCCCCGTCGACCGGACATGGCTGTCCGTGGACAGTACGGCATGGACCCGCTGCCACAACTCAGCACCGATGATGGCCGGATGCGTGCCCGGATACCAACTTCCCTTGTGCGACAGCTCACCCAGGTAGATGCGGTTGCGCAGCAGCTTGGACAGGTACTTCTTGTCGATGCTGGCCCCGTAGCGGGCGCGGCCATCCTGCGTGGTCCACGCCTTGGTCGTGATGCCTTCGGCGGTCAGGCGCGCAGCGATCTGCGTGGGCGACCCGATGGTCAGCATCGCCTCGAAGATGCGCCGCACCACCGCCGCCTCGGCCTCGTTGACGACCAGTTGGCGGTCACGCACGTCGTAGCCCAGGGGCGGCACGCCGCCCATCCACAGCCCCTTGCGTTTGGACGCCGCGATCTTGTCGCGGATCCGCTCGCCGGTGACCTCGCGCTCGAACTGCGCGAAGGACAGCAGGACGTTGAGCATCAGCCGCCCCATCGAGGTGGTGGTGTTGAACTGCTGCGTCACCGACACGAAGGACACGTCGTGGCGCTCGAACACCTCGACCATCTTGGAGAAGTCCGCCAGGCTGCGGGTCAGGCGGTCGATTTTGTAGACCACGACGATGTCGATGCGTCCGCGCTCGATGTCCGCCAGCAGGCGCCGCAGGCCGGGCCGGTCGGTGTTGCCGCCGGAGAACCCTGGGTCATCGTAGTCGTCGGCCACCGAGATCCAGCCTTCGGAGCGCTGGCTTGCGATGAATGCATGGCCCGCCTCCTTCTGCGCATCGATGGAGTTGAATTCCTGATCCAGCCGCTCGTCGGTGGAGACGCGGCAGTACACCGCGCAGCGTTTGCGCGGCTTGGTGGAGGCGATCTGTGCGGCGCCGGTCATCGTGCTCCTCCCTTGGTCAGGCCAAAGAACAGCGGGCCAGACCAGTGTGTGCCGGTAATGTGCCGCGCCAGGGCGGTCAGGCTCTTGAAGGGCTTGCCTTCATATTCAAAGCTACCCTCGGCGGTGACGACGGCCTGATGTTCGCGCCCGCCCCATTCGCGCGAGATGACCGTGCCAGGGACGAAGTGCAGTTCGCGCGACTGCGCACGCTTGGGGATCTTCGAGTGCGAGGCACCGATACGCTCCAGACGTTCGCGCGTGACAGGCGACAACCCGCCGAAGGCTTCCTCCTGCAGCTTGTAGGCGATGCGCGATTCGATGAAATCCCGGTTCGGCTTGGCCGGACGGTAGTCGAAGTACCGATCCCACAGCTTCCAGAGCTCGGGCATGGGGGCACGGCCCAGTTCGGCGATGCGGGCAGCGATGGAGGTTGGGTTGGCGTTCATCACAACGTCTCTCGTTGATAGGGAGTTGCATGTACGCGCTGGTCGGGCACAAAGCCAAGTCCAACCGCGCTATCTGCTGCGTGTGGCGCGGTGAGCGTGCGGACGATGGCGGATGCCAGGATGGTGGTGATCTCGGTGGCGCGCTCGCCGGCCGAGAGTTGGGAAGGGCAGGGTAGTTCGATGGACTTCATGACAGCTTCGCGGAATGAAACTGCCATGGATGGTGGGGTGAATCGTCTGAAGCGGATAGTAAAGGAGGGTAATGAAGCCCACCAGTGACTACCTGTCAGATCGAGCCCTGGCTAATACAGCTGGAATCCATCCAGCCACTGCAGGAGTTCCTGCCCCGTTCGCTTTCGCAAGTCGATGGCATCAGCTTCGCGTAACGCCCACAATTTCCAGGTAACGAACCGCTTGTCGGCATGCCCCTCAGCTGTCAGGCTAGCCTCGACTTCCGATACCAGGGTCCTGAGCCGATCTGCCCGATCCCTTCCGTTCATCGCCGAGTTCAGCAGATCCTCCCGCTGCTTCTTCAATGCCGCTGCCGCCGCCGCAATCTCTTGTCGCTTTCGTTCTTCCGCTTCCTTTGCTTTTCGAGCCGCGTCCACTCGGCGCCGGGTCAAATCGTGATATCGCCAGTCGATCCAATCACGAAACCGCCGCTCCTTCTCAGACAGAAGCATCAACGTCATCGACGTGAAGAGCGGTATGTCAAAGCTCGTGAAGGTGTAGACACCTTTGTCCGGTTCGTCATTGCGACTGTCGGATTCGAACCGAATCTGAAATGGTCCGCTAATTGCTGTTTTGTCCTTGAGTGGCAATCGCCCATTCCGGGTCGTGAGCCCCACCTCAAAGCCCTTGCTGTATTGCCCGCAGGCTACACGCAGTTGGATGTGCCGTGTGCCGCTGGAACTCGGCTTGAAGCCCAGGTCGGTCCACCACCAGAGCAACAGGCTCAAACCGGAGAGCAGGCGGCGCCCCTCCGGACTGACGAACTCAGGCTTCCGCTCCCAACTGTAAGTCAACACGAGCTGTGCGCGTCGCTCGTCCTCGACCATGAGCTTCTCGACTGCTGGATGCGTTCCCCGCGCCGATTTCGGCAAAGCTACGCAGTCGATCAATTCCTCATATCGACGCAAAGTCTGCTCGATGCTCTCCTTGAAAGCAGGCATTGGCGGGATGGGGGTATCCAGATCATCCGGATCAACTTTAGGGATTAGATCGGTGACTGCATCATGGTCTTCTTCGATCTGTTCGGCTACGGAGTAGGTCAGCGCAGGTTTGACATAGCGCCGCTTACCGCTTCCTCCAGCGGCGAGGCTGGCCCAATAGCCGGCCATTGGCGCGGGCACATTGAGTTGCCTGCACATTTTGCCGATCATCACGTCGGACACACCGAGTTCCTTGGCGAGCTGTGTCCTCGGTTTGCTCCAAACGAGGTCATAGAGCTGTCTTCGTCCGATACCCAGCAACTTGTTCATTCGGAGCGCTCCTGTAGGTGGAGCCTCAACGATAGCAACAGAAGGTGATGCCAGTCATGGGCGAGCCTTCGGAAATGGCTTGTGACGCGATACCTCGACAATCACAGATCCGGCTTAGCACTGCCTACCGCACTCAGCGACCAGCCGCCTAAGGATGCTCAATCAAGCAACGTCTCCGCTTCCGCGGCCTCGTCCTCCAACGGCTCCTCGGTGCTCGGCAGGTGCAGCTGCCAAGCGTGCGCGCCCTTGACCTTCACCAGATAGTCGCGCCAAGACGATGCTTTGGAAAAGAGGTTCGCGGGCGTCGCGCAGCCGGTGTCCTCCATCAGCTTCTTGGTGTTCACGTGCGGCGTGCCGGCGGCGTAGGCGTCCACCAGGCGCTGCAGCACAGCGATCTTCGCCTTGCCCGTGACGCGCCAGGGCGCTCGGCCGGGCACGGACAGCAGGGCCGCATACCCGTCCGCCGAGACCTTGAGGCTGATGGCGGTACCGCCCATGGCCGCCTGGTGGCCGTGCCGGTACAGCACCTTCAAACGCGCGAGATCGACGGCCGTGCCCGACTGGGCGGGCGAGAGGATGTCCTGGACCGGCACCACCACGTTCGTGCCCGCAAACGGAAACGGCGCTGGCGACGTGGTCAGCACAATGCCCGGCACGGCGCGCGGGCGCAGCCGCAGCGCGGCATCGACCCGGGCGTATTGGCGCTCGCTGGCCATGCGGGTGGCGAAGTACAGTGCGATGGGCGAGCCATCGACGTCGAGTTCGCCGAGGAACACCGGCTCGTCATCGAGGTGCCGGCCCCGCACACCCTGCAGCGTGCTGCCGAGCGCGGTAATGATCTCCTCGCGCAGCCAGTTCAGGTGGACTTTCCAGCGCCGCGCATGCTTGGCGGACAGCATCACGTCATCACCGGTCAGGGGATCGCGGTAGCGCACGAAATTCGCATCAGCACAACGCTCAAGCGGCACCGCACTGCGCGTGCCATCGGCCAGTTCGACCACCTTCTCCGAAATGCGGTCGCCTTCGGTGAGGATGCCCTCGTCCTCGAAGCGCGCGATGTCGATGCCCAGCTGGGCGAGCGCAAAGCCATCCATCGGACTGGTGGCGCACTCCAGCAATCGCGCGACCTGCCCGATCAGGTCCGGATCATCCAGGCCGGAACCAGGGTTGAGTGGCTTTAACACATCCAGCGCCTCCAACAGCTGCGTGCCGGCGAGCCGCAGACGCAGGTCGCGCTCGCTTTGCAGGCTGCATCGCCCCGGCTCGGCCAGCACAATGGACAGCGGCGTTTCCGTGGTTTCCCCCGCGAACACAAGATCCGCCACCAGGGTGACGCCCAGGATGGCCGCCGGCTGCGAGAAGGGGTGGTTGCCCCACAACTCGCCAAGCACGTCGTGCAGTTCCGCACCACTGTCGAGATGCACGGTCACTGCATCGCTGGCGTGGCCGAGCAGTGCGCGCGCTTCGGCCAGATACAAGCGCTCGACCTTGGCGCCATCCAGGCGCGGCTTTACCCCGCTCAAGGGCTGGGCGAACGGCGACAAATCGTAGCGCGAGCGGTTGAGCGGCCGGCTGGACAGCGGCACCTTGAACCCGTGCGCCGACAGCACGTTGGCCAGCGGTGCTCGGGTCGAGAGCGTATGCGCGTAGACCTCGACCACCTTGCGCTCGGGCGCGTAGACCAGCGTGGCGTCTCGTGCGGGGAAGTAGCAGAAGCTGCGCCGGTTCCGGTTGACGACCTGCACCGCGGTGACCTGCTCGCCAGCGAAGCGCACGACCAGGCAGTGGGCAATCGCTGCCTCGCCGTCGTTCGGCTCATCCGCCAGCGCGACGTGTACGACCTCGCAGGGCTCGGCCAGCCGCATCGCCCGCGTGAGCTCCGCTTCCAGTTCCCGCTTCACCTTGTCGTTCCAAAGGAAGGGCGGCGGATCGTCGCACGGCACGTCGAAGGCGTCATAGAGCCGCTTGTTGCCCCGGATGTCCGCGGTGTTCAAGATCGACTCGGCGATCTCGAACAGGCGCGCGGTCGCGTCGGAATGCGCGCGCATCCAGACCGCGCGCCCGAATTCGCCACCGGGCTGCGACAGGAAGGTGGCGAACAGATCGGCGTCGTTCAGCTGGTCCGCCACGCTGGTGAGGATGGCTGAGCCGCGCGACGATGAGAGACGCACGATGCGCAGCGCTTCACGCTCGGCGGGCTCGCGTTGCTCGCGACGCAGGTGTCGGATGTGCTCCAGCAGCGCACCCGCGAGCGCGGATTCCTCTTGCGACCAGTCGAATCCGCGGCTCAGCGCCTCGCACTCGGGCAGGCCGCTGAACACCCGCAGCACGGCAACCGGCGCGTGTTCGATGAGATCGAGCAGATTGCTCGCGTTGGTCAGGAGCTTCCTGGCCATGTGTGGTTCCCCGTTCTTGTTTTTGGTGTGGCATCCGGCAGAGCCGGCGTCAGTACCCCATATCGAGCGCCTGAGCCTGCTCGGTCAATGCCTCCAGCGCCTCGCGGCGCTGCGTGTCCAGGCGCTTCTTGTAGTCGACGACATCCCGGTAGCGCACGCGGCGATGCGTGCCGATCTTGTGGAACGGGATGTCGCCTTTCTCCAGCATCTGCACAAGAAATGGGCGGGACACCCCGAGCATCTGAGCGGCCTCCTGGGTGGTGAGTTCCGCATGCACCGGCACGACGGACACCGCGCAGCCCTTTTCGATCTGGTCCAGCACGTCTTGCAGCAACTGCAGCGCCGCGGCCGGCATCTGCACGCTCCGCACGCGCCCGCTGCCGTCGCGGAAGTCCACCTGGCGAACGCCGGAGCCGGCCTCAAACACGGTAGCCAGCGCGCGGCGGGCCTCTCGGGCCAACGCCACGTCCTCTTCGGATGGCAGCACTCTGGTGATGGAGGAGACGTTCATGGGCAATCGCTCAGCGCGGCAAATCTGGAAGGGGCGCGATTCTATTCGAAACAAACGAAATCGAAATAAGCGAAACGCAAGCCGGGTTCTATATGGGGCAAGGCTTTGCGGCTTGCACGCTGTCCGCGAGTCCGATCTGGGAACTCGTCAAAACCCAAATTTCGCTCGCCCAAGCCCAAGGCGTCGGGCAATGAAATAGAGCCTCTTTCAACAAGAGGACTCTCTTCATGGCAATTCTTTCCTCACCTGTTCAATTGGGTCGCCACACCCGCCGGCACGAGGCACCGGCCCCTGTGCGTGCCGCGCTGGACGAGACCGAGCTCGCCAAGCGCTGGGGGCTGTCGGTCAAGACGCTGCGGCGCTGGCGCCAGGACCAGCTTGGCCCCGTCTTCTGCAAGCTCGGCTCCCGCGTCACCTACCTGATCTCCGAAATCGAAGCCTTCGAGCGGTGCGTCTCGCGCAATTCGACGTCGGTTCGTGCGTACCACTGAGGAGGCAGCCATGACGAATCTGATCCCGCTGCCGGCCGACATCGCCAGCATGTCCGTGAGCGAACTGGCAAAACTCTCGCCTGAGCGCAAGCACGAGCTTGATGCCACCCTCGATACCGCCATCGCTTGGCTCAAAACGGCACGCACCAAGCTCGATGCTGCATTCGACCAGTGCTACGGCGAGCAAGCGCGCGCCGCGCTGCGTAAGTCCGGCCGCGACTTCGGCACCGCCCATGTTGTCGATGGGCCGTTGCGCATCAAGTGCGAGTTGCCCAAAAGGGTTAGCTGGAACCAAAAGCAGTTGACCGAGATCGCTGGGCGCATCGCCGCCGCGGGCGAGCAGATCGACGCCTATATCGACGTCAAGCTGACGGTGCCTGAGTCCCGTTACAACAACTGGCCGCCCGCGCTGCGGGAGCAGTTCGCGGATGCACGCACGGTGGAGCCGGCCAAGCCGTCGTTCACTCTGACCTGCGACGGGGTGGCTGCATGAGCCGGCTCCCCATCGTCAGCGCGCAGGAGCGCATGGCCGAGCGTCGGGGCGTGAAGCTGCTGCTGCTCGGCAAAAGCGGCATCGGCAAGACCACGCGCCTGAAGGACCTCGATCCGGCCACCACGCTGTTCATCGACGTCGAAGCCGGTGACCTGTCGGTGGCCGACTGGCCGGGCGACACCATTCGTCCCGCGTCCTGGCCGGAGACCCGAGACTTCTTCGCGTTCCTCGCGGGCCCCGACCAGTCGCTGCCGCCGCAGAGCGCGTTCTCGCAGGCGCACTACGACCACGTGGTCGAGAAGTACGGCGATCCCGCGCAGCTCGAGCGCTACCAGACCTTCTTTGTCGACTCGATCACGCAACTGTCGCGCCAGTGCTTTGCGTGGTGCAAGACGCAGCCGGGGGCGACCAGCGACCGCTCGGGCAAGCCCGACGTGCGCGCGGCCTACGGCCTGCTCGGCCAGGAAATGGTCGGGGCGCTCACGCACCTGCAGCACGCCCGCGGCAAGAACGTCGTCTTCGTCGCGATCCTCGACGAGCGGCTGGACGACTTCAACCGCAAGGTCTTCGTACCCCAGATCGAGGGCAGCAAGACCGGGCTGGAGCTGCCGGGCATCGTGGACGAGGTCGTGACGCTCGCCGAGATCAAGGCCGAGGACGGCAGCAGCTACCGCGCCTTCGTCACCCAGACCGTCAATCCGTTCGGCTTTCCCGCCAAGGACCGCAGCGGCCGGCTCGACCTGCTGGAGCCGCCGCACCTGGGCGCGCTGATCGCCAAGTGCGCGGGCGCCGGCCATCTGGCCACCCACCTGAACGCGACCCCGAACACCACCGAACACGCAGAGCACATCGAATGAATACCGCAATGACCTACAACGCTTGGCAAGACTTCAACGACGCTGACCAGCAGCAAGGTTTCGACCTGATCCCGAAAGGCACGCTGGTGCCGGTGCGCATGATCCTCAAGCCGGGCGGCTATGACGACCCCTCCCAGGGCTGGGTGGGCGGCTACGCGAGCGAGTCGTTCGAGACCGGTTCGGTCTACCTGGCCGCCGAGTTCGTCGTGACTGGTGGCGAGCACGCCAAGCGCAAGCTGTGGAGCAACATCGGCCTGCACTCGCCCAAGGGCGCGACCTGGGGCCAGATGGGGCGCAGCTTCGTGCGTGCGGCGCTCAACAGCGCCCGCAACGTCCACCCGCAGGACAACTCGTCGCAGGCCGCCGCCGCGCGCCGTATCCAGGGTTTCCATGAGCTCGACGGGCTGGAGTTCATCGTCCGCGTCGACATCGAAAAGGATCCCAAGGGCGAGGACCGCAACGTGATCCGGCTCGCCATCGAGCCCGACCACCCGGAATACGCCCGGCTCAAGGGCGCGCCGCCCAAGACCAACCCCGGTGGAGGCACGTCCGGCGCACCCGCGCAGCCTGTGCCGTCCCGTGCCGCGCCCACCGCGCAGCGCGCGCCTGTGACCGCCAAGCCCGCCTGGGCCCAGTGAGGGAGGAATGAAATGCTGGGTCTGCAAACGGCAGGCCCGGGGATTCACGCACGCCGACACCCGCCACGGTGTCGGCGATCCCCGGCGCTTTGTACCGGATTGGGTGTTCTGCTCGCGCCGCTGCCAGGACGCGTTTCACGCGCTGTATGGCAGCTGGCGTCGGGCCATGGAGGGACAGCACAGGGAGGGCAGCATGCTTGACGCATCCGACATCGAACGCACGGCCATGCGCACGTGCCTGAAGGCATTCGGCCGGGTGGCCGAAGAGATCGGCTTCACCAAGCCGCTGGCGGCCTACACCGAGGCCGAGGCACTGCGCGTCATTGATGCCATCGTGACCGGCTACACCGAAGCGATGGTCGAGCACCACGAGACCACCCGCATGCCGCCGGTGCGCGGCAGCGCAGCTGCCAAGGCCACGGCGCGGGATCCGTTCGCCGAGCTCGAAGAGCTGCCGTGGGAAGACGCTGAGGGGGCTGCGTAATGCTGGACTTCAATTCCTCGGCCAGCCTCTCCGGGCGGGTGGCCTCGCTGGTCGACATCGGCCTGCAGCGTGCCCGTGCGGGCGAGCCGGTACGTCAGTACCTGGGCGCGTCGCGCCTGGGTGTGGCCTGCGAGCGCGCGCTGCAGTACGAGTTCGCCCAGGCACCGGTCGACTACGGCCGCGAGCATGGCGGCCGGATGCTGCGCATCTTCGAACGCGGCCACGTGATCGAAGACTGCATGGTCGACTGGCTGCGTGGCGCGGGCTTTGACCTGCGCACGCACAAGCCCAACGGCGACCAATTCGGCTTCGCGGCCGCTGACGGTCGCCTGAAAGGGCACATCGATGGCCTCATCGTCGCAGGCCCCGAGGGCTTCGGCTACCCGATGCTGTGGGAGAACAAGTGTCTCGGCAACAAGTCCTGGCGTGATCTGCAGAAGCACAAGCTCGCCGTGGCCAAGCCGGTCTATGCCGCCCAGGTCGCGCTGTACCAGGCGTATCTCGAGTTGCACGAGCACCCGGCGCTCTTCACGGCGCTCAACGCCGACACGATGGAGCTCTACGCCGAGTTCGTGCCGTTCGATGCGGCGCTGGCCCAGCGCATGTCCGATCGCGCAGTGAAGGTGATCTGTGCGACCGACGCGGGCGAACTGCTGCCACGCGCGTTCAGCGACCCGACCCACTTCGAATGCCGGATGTGCGCGTGGCAGGACCGTTGCTGGAGGGCGCACGCATGAGCCACGCCAATCAAGCACGTCCGGCCGACACGGGCGAGCCGATGATCGACGCCAAGGAGGCCGCGGCCGCATTGCGCCTACCGTACTACTGGTTCGCCGACCACACCATGCGCGCGCGCTACCGGATCCCGCACTACCTGCTGGGGGCTCTGGTGCGCTACCGCCTGTCCGAGCTCACGGCTTGGCTGGCGAACGCCGCGCTGCAGCCGCGCGAGACGGACCCTGCCACCGGTATGCCGGGGGAGGGCGTGCAATGATCGACTTCAACGAGATCCCGCTGGTGACCGGCCAACTGGACGCCCAGCGCGACGAGATCCGCGCGGCGCTGCTCGCCCGCCTGGAATTCGTGCTGAGCGCGCTGTTCCCGGCCGGCAAGAAGCGGCGCGGCACGTTCGTGGTCGGCGACATCCTCGGCAGCCCCGGCGACAGCCTGGAAGTGGTGCTCGACGGCGACAAGGCGGGCTTGTGGACGGACCGCGCCACCGGCGACGGTGGCGACATCTTCGATCTGATCGCGGCCCAGGCTGGCCTGCGCGTGTCCACGGACTTCAGCGGAGTGCTCGAACGCGCCTTGCAACTGCTCGGCCAAGCCAGCAAGCAGCCGGTGCGGCGCAAGCGCCGCGAGCCGCCGACGGACGACCTCGGCCCTGAGACGGCCAAGTGGGACTACCTGGACGCCGCAGGCAAGCTGATCGGGGTGGTCTATCGCTACGACCCGCCCGGCCGGGGCAAGGAGTTCCGGCCGTGGGATGCCAAGCGCCGCAAGATGGCCCCGCCCGAGCCGCGCCCGCTGTACAACCAGCCGGGACTGGCGAGCGCCACCCAGGTCGTGTTGGTCGAAGGCGAGAAATGCGCCCAGGCCCTGATCGACGCCGGCATCGTTGCAACCACGGCGATGCACGGGGCGAACGCGCCGGTCGAGAAGACCGACTGGTCGCCGCTGGCCGACAAGACCGTGCTGATCTGGCCCGACCGGGACAAGCCGGGCTGGGAGTACGCCGCCAACGCGGCTCAGGCCATTCTGTCGGCGGGCGCGACGACTTGCCACATCCTGTACCCGCCCGAGGAAGCGGGCGACGGATGGGATGCGGCGGACGCCGTGGCCGAGGGCTTCGACATTGCCGCCTTCATCGCCCATGGCCCGCGCCTGCAGATGCACGATGTCGTCGACGATCCGGAGCCGGTCATCGGCAGCGACGAGTCGGTGTGGGGTACCGAGGACGCGCTGGCACTGGCTTTCACCCGGCGCTACCACCGCGACTGGCGTTACGTCGCCGCGTGGGGCCGCTGGCTGGTGTGGGACGGCCACCGTTGGCGCACCGAGGACACGCTGGCGGCCACGGACCTGATCCGCAACGTCTGCCGGCACGCCGCCCTGCACGCCGAGAACCCGAAGCTCGCCGCCAAGCTGGCCACCTCCGGCACCATCGCCGGCGTGGAGCGGCTGGCGCGCGCGGATCGCCGGCATGCGGCCACCACCAGCGAGTGGGACGCCGACCCGTGGTTGCTCAACACGCCCGGCAGCGTGGTCGACCTCAGAACCGGCCGGCAGCGTCCGCACGACCGAGATGATCGGATGACCAAGATCACCACGGCCACGCCTGGAGGCGATTGCCCGACCTGGCGGCAGTTCCTCGCCGAAGTCACGGGCGGCGACGCCGAGTTGCAAGCCTACCTGCAGCGGATGGCGGGCTACGCGCTGACCGGGTCGACACAGGAGCATGCGCTGTTTTTCCTGTACGGCACGGGCGCGAACGGCAAGTCGGTGTTCGTCAACACGCTGGCCACGATCCTGGGCGACTACGCAGCCAACGCGGCGATGGACACGTTCATGGAAACGCGCACGGACCGGCATCCGACCGACATGGCGGGGCTGCGCGGTGCACGCTTCGTGGCGGCCATCGAGACCGAGCAGGGGCGGCGCTGGGCGGAATCCAAGGTCAAGAACCTCACGGGTGGCGACAAGATCTCCGCGCGCTTCATGCGCCAGGACTTCTTCGAGTTCTTCCCGCAGTTCAAGCTGTTCGTCGCGGGCAACCACAAACCGGCCATCCGCAACATCGATGAGGCGATGAAGCGGCGACTGCATCTGATTCCGTTCACGGTGACCGTGCCCCCGGAGCGTCGCGACAAACACCTCCAACAGAAGCTGCTGGCCGAGCGCGACGGGATCCTGGCGTGGGCTGTTCAGGGCTGCCTCGACTGGCAGCGGCTGGGCCGGCTCGATCCGCCGCAACAGGTGCTGGATGCGACTGAAGAGTACTTCGAGGCAGAAGACGCGCTGGGTCGCTGGCTGGACGAACGCTGCGTGCGCGAGGCCAACGCCAAGTCGCTGACCGCCGAGTTGTTCAACGACTGGAAGCAGTGGGCCGAGGCCGCTGGCGAGTTTGCGGGATCGCAAAAGCGGTTTGCCGATTTGCTCCTCACCCGTGGCGTCGAGAAATGGCGCAACACGGCCGGTCTGCGCGGCTTCCGTGGCGTGGGCCTCAAACACCCGGCCACGCCCGCCTACACCCCATACGCGGACACCTGACCGCCACGTCGACACATCCGACCGACGGATCGGACGGACTACGTCGTAACTCTTACGCGTGCGCGTACGCGCGCACACCTCATGGGGAGTTTCGATGTATCGCGTCAGATCCGTCGGTCCGCACGATTCAAGGACTGCAACCATGACTACGACCATTCTCGCCCTGGACTTGGGCACCAAGACCGGCTGGGCGCTGCAATACCTGGACGGCAGCATCGCCAGCGGCACGCAGAATTTCAAGCCGCAACGCTTCGAAGGCGGCGGCATGCGCTTCCTGCGCTTCAAGCGCTGGCTTAACGGCTTGAAGCTCTCCTGCAGCGATATCAACGTGGTGTATTTCGAGGAGGTGCGCCGACACGCGGGCGTGGACGCCGCGCATATCTACGGCGGTCTGCTCGGACACCTGAGCGCCTGGTGCGAGCACCACAACATTCCGTACATCGGAGTTCCGGTCGGCACGATCAAGAAGCACGCAACCGGCAAGGGCAACGCCAGCAAAGACGAGATCATCGCGTCCGTCAGCAAGCGCGGCCATAAGCCGACCGACGACAACGAAGCCGACGCCCTGGCGATCCTGTACTGGGCGGCCGAGACGCAGGAGGCGTGAGATGAAGATCCCTACACCGACCTACCGTTCCGCATTGGCCCGTACACAGCCCGAGGTCACCGACCTCGAAGCGTTCAAACGGCAGGGCTGGCGGGACCAGCGCATCCTCGTCGTTGCCGAATCCGACGAGCGTCTGGACTTCCTCGAACGCGAGCTGGTGCGCCGCATCGGTGAGCGGCTGTACGGCGAGGGAGGCAGGCACCGTGGCTGAGTGGACCAAGGAAGACGTGGCGGCCCGTTTCGAGGATGCCGCCAACACGGGACGGCGCCTGCCGCCCATCCGCGTGCAGGGCTACATCAACACGTGGCCCGCCATCGTGCGGCGCGAGTGGGAAGCCTTCGCTGCGGACGAGAAGGTCTACCGGCCTTTCCCGCCCAGCCCGCAGGCCATTGACCGCATGCTGGAGACGATGCGCTGGGTGCAGTGGCTGGAGCTTGAGCAGCGCCATCTCGTGTGGATGCGGGCCAAGGGCTACGGGTGGCGTGAGATCACGCTGCGCTTCGCCTGCGACCGAACGACCGCCTGGCGGCGCTGGCAACGGGCACTGGAAGTCGTGGCAGGCAGGCTCAACGCACCGACACATTGACGGAAAGGGGGGCGGCGCTATACTAACAACTGTTAGTAATAGTTAGGAGGCATCATGCCTACCAGCGTCGCCCTCGGCAATCATTTCGAGACATTTATCCGCGACCAGGTGCAAAGCGGCCGGTTCAACAATGTGAGCGAGGTCGTGCGTGCCGGACTTCGCTTGCTCGAAGAGAGCGAGCAGCGTCGTCAGCTTGAACTGCAGGCGTTGCGCGCCGAGATCGCTGCGGGCAAAGCGAGCGGTCCGGCCAAGCCGGCCGATGAGGTGTTTTCCCGTCTTGAGGCCAAGTACAGCGCACAAGCTAGGCGCAAGCAGAACTGATGCGTCTGGCCATTACCCCGCTTGCCGAGCAAGACCTTGAGTCCATCGCTGACTACATCGCACAAGACAACCCGGCACGTGCCGTCACATTCGTCCGTGATCTGCGGGAGCAATGCCAGCGCCTCGTGATGAACCCGCCCGGCTATCGCTTGCGGCCGGAACTCGGGGACGACATCCGTTCATGCGCCTACGGTCGTTACGTGATTTTCTTTGTCGCCGCCCCGGATGAGGTGATCGTCATTCGCATCCTGCATGGCGCACGTGATCTGCCCGCCGTTTTCCATGCCGATGAGCCATAAGCACCCGAGCGATTCGCTGCGGGCCGCATCCCCTCCTACGATGACTGTGGACGCGAATTATTTCGATGCGCTGCATGAGCGCGTGGTCAAGCTCACTAACCGCCCAAAGCAGAAAGCAACGTAGGGTAACGCTTCCCGCAAAAGTCCAGGATTTCCGGCATTTGTCCATTTTGCGATGGCGGAGCGGTGCAACAAATCGGGCGGTTTGGGGGTAGTATTCGATATACCGTCCGGATAGCAGCGCAGATTGCAAGGGGTACCCCCGAGAAAAGGGGTCCTTCCTTCAGAAAGCGCAATACGGGAGGCACAAGCGCAACACCTGCCCACCGTCAGGGTGCGAACCAAGGTTCGCACGGTGCGCAGTTCGCGTGTGCCACGAATGCATCCAGTGGCGTGATTGTTGGTGGGTGCAATGCTGTATCAGAGATGAGGGTCGGCCCCTCGGAGGCGGTGTCCAGACGCAGCCTCCAAACCACCTTGAGTTGCTGCCGTTAAGAGCGGCGGTGATGAGCGTCAAGGAAAAGGCGGTAGTGCGAACCGATGGGTGCAAACTCGCTGAGGTTCGCACTGCAAACCGTCAGGTACGTGTGATCAGAAGATGAACGCAAGTGAACTGCCGTTGAAGTGTCGAAAGCGTTTAGGCGATGTCAAAAGCGCGGTATGCGAACTACGCGCGACAAGTCCAGCGGGAGTCTGGCGACTGGTTGGGCGGCATCCGGCATGTAGGCAGCATGATCATCACACAGGCTCTGGTGCGGAACGTGGGAACCTGTCGTCCCGATGCCAAGGGAGCGGCGCGGAGCAGAGGCACTGCGAGCGCCTGAGTACCGATGCGGGGCACAGGGGCAGATGGCCCCGTAGTAGTGACGAAGCGCCTGTAATGGGCGTGGAGCGAAGGGGGCCAGTTGTTGGGGCTGATTTGTTGATCAACCGAGCGATCGGGATGAGTCCATGAATCAGCCAAAGCCGTTTGCGGTTTCCAAACGTGCTGTTTGGGAAGCGTACAAGAAGGTCAAAGCCAATCGCGGTGCGGCAGGCGTCGATGGTCAATCGATCGAGGAGTTTGAACAGGATCTCTCGGGAAACCTGTACAAGCTCTGGAACCGGCTGGCTTCGGGCAGCTACATGCCGCCTGCGGTACGGTGCGTCGAGATACCGAAAGCCACAGGAGGAACGCGACCGTTGGGTATTCCGACGGTGGCCGACCGAATTGGGCAGATGGTGGTAAAGGACGCGCTGGAGCCGATCCTGGAGCCATGCTTTCATCACGACTCCTATGGATACCGGCCGAACAAATCCGCGCACGACGCCCTGGCGGTGGCCCGGCAGCGATGCTGGCGCGCCGCCTGGGTGCTGGACGTAGACATCAAGGGGTTCTTCGACAATATCGATCATGCCCTTCTGATGAAAGCGGTGCGCAAGCACATCGATTGCAGATGGATCACGCTTTACATCGAGCGGTGGCTGACTGCGCCGGTGCAATTGCCGGATGGAACGTCGCAAGCACGGAACAAGGGAACGCCGCAGGGTGGAGTTATCAGCCCGTTGTTGGCCAACCTGTTCCTGCACTATGTGTTCGACATGTGGATGGTGCGAAATTTTCCCGCCAACGGTTTCGAACGGTACGCCGATGATGTGGTGATCCACAGCACGAGCTTAAAGCAAGTGACCATGCTGCGCGCGCAGCTCACGGAACGCTTGGCGGACTGCAAATTGGAGATGAGTCCAGGCAAGACGAAGATCGTCTACTGCAAGGACAAGCGGCGGAAAGGAGGTTACCCGGAAATCAGCTTTGATTTTCTTGGGTATACATTCGGGCCGCGCAAGTCCAGAGCCAAGGATGGTTCAATCAGCCTAAACTTTCTGCCCGCCATTAGCGGCAAAGCAGCCAAGGCAATCCGTCAGACCGTGCGGGACTGGAGTCTGCACCGACGCACACCGATATCCCTTGAGGAAATCGCGCGTCGAATCAATCCGGTCGTACGCGGTTGGGTGGATTACTATGGTCGCTTCTATCGTTCAAAACTGTGTCTGGTCCTGTCTCACATTGACCTGCATCTAGCCAAGTGGATTGCGCGCAAGCATAAGCGGGTGCGCAAGAGCTTGGTGCGGGCATATGAGTGGTTGCGGCGGATACGGGGAGAGTGTCCGGAATTGTTCGCTCACTGGCGCATGGCCTACCGGAGCTAAATGGCTCAACAACAAGAGCCGTATGAGGGGAGACTCTCACGTACGGTTCTGTGGGAGCGCAGGGGGGAGGTTCCCCTGCGCCACCCGATACCCCCGTCCGGTACGCACTACCCCATTCCACGCCCGCCTACGGCCTGTCCGTCGGCGGGCGTTTTCATTTGCACGCGGCCTGCGCCGGGATCCGTTCCCGCGCGGGCCGTTTCCTTTTGGGAACCCGAAACTGAACATGCTCAACGTCGAGTACCGCGAGGTCGCGGCGCTGATTCCTTACGCCCGCAATCCCCGGACCCACAGCGACGAGCAGGTGGCCAGGATCGCCGCCAGCATCGTGGAGTACGGCTGGACCAACCCGGTCCTGGTCGACGGCGAGAACGGCGTGATCGCGGGCCATGGGCGGCTGGCTGCCGCGCGCAAGCTCGGCATGGAAGATGTGCCGGTGATCGAGCTGGCCCACCTGTCGCCGACGCAGAAGCGCGCGTTGATCCTCGCCGACAACCGTATCGCGCTCGACGCGGGATGGGACGAGGAGCTGCTGGCGCTGGAATTCGCCGAACTGGCCGACGCCGGCTACGACCTGGCCCTGACCGGTTTCAATGACGCCGAGATCGATGCGCTGTTGGCCGATCAGCTGGACGACGCGGAGGGCAACAGCGAGGCGGACGGCGAGGAGCCGGATGCAGCGGATGATGTGCCCGACGCCGCTGCGGTGTCGGTGTCCCGGCCGGGCGACGTCTGGCTCCTGGGCGAGCACCGTCTGATCTGCGGCGATGCCGCCGACAGCGACGTGATCGCGACCCTGATGGCGGGCCAGCAAGCCGCCCTGTGTTTCACCTCGCCGCCCTACGCCAACCAGCGCAACTACACCACCGGCGGCATCGCCGACTGGGACGTGCTGATGCGCGGCGTGTTCGACAACGTGCCGATGGCCGGCGGCGGCCAGGTGCTCGTCAACCTCGGGTTGGTCCACCGCGACAGCGAGGTCGTCCCATACTGGGACGCCTGGATCGCGTGGATGCGCACGCAGGGCTGGCGGCGCTTCGGCTGGTACGTCTGGGACCAGGGGCCGGGCATGCCGGGTGACTGGATGGGGCGCCTGGCGCCGTCGTTCGAGTTCGTCTTCCACTTCAACCGCGAGGCTCGGCGGCCGAACAAGACGGTGCCGTGCAAGTTCGCCGGCCGGGATGAACACCTGCGCCCGGACGGCACGTCGACCTCGATGCGGGGCCGGGACGGCGTTCGCGGGAGTTGGACGCACAAGGGCAAACTTACCCAGGACACCCGGATCCCGGATTCGGTGATCCGCGTGATGCGGCACAAGGGCAAGATCGGCCGCGACATCGACCACCCGGCGGTGTTCCCGGTCGCGCTGCCAAAGTTCGTGATCGAGGCGTACTCGGATGCCGGCGACATCGTGTTCGAACCCTTTGGCGGCAGCGGCACCACCATGCTTGCTGCCCAGCGGACGGGGCGTCAGTGCCGCAGCGTCGAGATCGCACCCGAATACGTGGACGTAGCGATCAAGCGCTTCCAGCAGAGCTACCCCGAGGCGCCGGTGACGCTGCAGTCGACCGGCCAGCCTTTCGCGGCCGTTGCCGCCGAACGCTTGGCGGGCGAGGAGGTGGTGCAATGACGGCCTCCTGGCTCGCAGACAAGATCGAGCACTGGCCGATCCAGCGGCTCGCCCCCTACGCCGCCAACGCCCGGACGCACTCCGACGAACAGATTGCGCAGATCGCGGCCAGCATCGTGGAGTTCGGGTTCACCAATCCGATCCTGGCTGGTGGCGACGGGGTCATCGTTGCGGGGCACGGGCGCCTCGCCGCTGCCATGAAGCTGGGCTTGCAGCTGGTGCCGGTGGTGGTGCTGGACCACCTGAGCCCCACGCAACGGCGGGCACTGGTGATCGCGGACAACCGCATTGCCGAGAACGCGGGCTGGGACGAAGTCGTGCTGCGCGCCGAGCTGGCTGCGCTCGACGCGGCGAACTTCGACCTGTCGTTGACGGGCTTCGATGTGGACGCGCTGGCCGAGCTGATGGACGGGGAGGAGGGCGACGGTCAGGCGGAGGAGGCTGCGCTGCCGGAGGTGCCTGAGGAACCAGTCTCCCGTCCGGGCGACGTCTGGGTGTTGGGCAGGCATCGGCTGCTGTGCGGGGACGCCACCGTCGTGGAGAGCTACGACAGACTGTTACAGGGTGAACCGGCGGACATGGTCTTCACGGATCCGCCGTACAACGTGAACTATGCCAACACGGCCAAGGACCGGCAGCGCGGCACGAGCCGGGCCATCCTGAACGACAACCTGGGCGGCGGCTTCTACGATTTTCTGCTGGCAGCGTTGACGCCGACGATTGCCAACTGCCGAGGTGCCATCTACGTGGCGATGTCCTCCAGTGAGCTGGACGTGCTGCAGGCGGCGTTCCGCGAGGCGGGTGGCCGCTGGTCGACGTTCATCATCTGGGCCAAGGACCGTTTCACGATGGGGCATGCGGACTACCAGCGGCAATACGAGCCGATCCTCTACGGATGGGCCGAGGGAGCACAGCGCCACTGGTGCGGCGACCGCGACCAGGGCGACGTCTGGCAGATCAAGAAGCCCGCGAGGAACGACCTGCATCCAACGATGAAACCGGTGGAACTGGTGGAGCGGGCGATCCGCAATTCGAGCCGGCCGGGTGACGTGGTGCTCGATGCGTTCGGCGGTTCGGGCACGACGCTGATTGCCGCAGAGAAGGCGGCGCGCACTGCGCGCCTGATCGAACTGGATCCCAGGTATGCCGACGTGATCGTCAGGCGTTGGGAGGAATACACCGGGGAGCAGGCTATCCGCGAGGCGCTGATCCGGTAGACGCACGCCACCCGCAGCGCGGGCGGCATCGCGTTAGGGGCCTACGCCGAAAGTTCGTCGGCGATTTCGCAGGCGGTCACGAAGGCCGTGAGATGGGGCAGGTCACGCGGGATGCCGTAGATCTGGCTGAGCCCACCGTTCGATCTGCGTTGCATCCACAGAGCCGCCGTGGAGTCGATGGCATCGGTAAGTGTCTGGCCACCGTGGAGGGCGTTGCGGACTTCATCCGCAAAGTGGCGTCCGAATGCGCTGTCGAGGAAGAGGCGAACGGCCTCAAGGGTCGAACCGGTGGCCGTCGCGACGGCCGTCATCGCCAGCGGCCAGGCTTCGGCGGCGCGCTCCTGCAGGGCGCCGTAGAATCCCCAGCCCTCGTTGCGGGTGGCGGGAATCTGGTCAGTAGTGGTCATGGTGTGTTCCTTCTTGAGCGTCGTTGTGATGGCACCAGTAACGCGCTGTTCTAGCCGAAAGCCAAGGCTGGAGCTCAAACGCAACGCAGACCAGATCGAGAGCTTGGCTCGTGCGGCAGGCAGCGCGTTACTGGTGCCGTCACCACAGCGCCGCGAAGCGCGGCAATGCAAACCATGTATCAAGCGATCAACACAACCAACAGAGCAGCCGGCTTCTACGGCACGATGGGCCAGTACGCTGCTGAAGCTTGGCCGCTGGCGATGGCGGCGATCTCGCGGGCAACAGGAGCCGCGCCGCGAGTGGTGCGGTTTTTCTTGGATAGTGCGCACGGGGAGCGGTTTGGTGAAGACCTGCTCACTGCCCTCGCACTGGGGCTGCAGAGGGCCATCGACCACGTGACCGAGGAATGGATGGCCCGCGCGGTGGATGAGCAGACCGCCAAGACCTGCGGCATTCGTTCCGGCCCGTCCTACCTGAAGAGCCATCTGGTCGCCAGTGCTGTCGAGGTCAGGCTCCTGGGGGATCTCGCGTAACACCCCGCCTATTGCGCAGCGTGCGGGCACTGTGCCCCGCATGCTGTGTGGCGCGGCGACGCACTCACAGCGTGGCACCTAGCGCGCGCGCCGCTGCTTCGCGCCAGCACGGAAACCGCCCAGGAGGGCGGCACCGCAATGCAGCAGGTGGATCAGATTTCGGGGTCTTGGGGGTACAGGTCGCCGCTGGTGATATCGGCGACGTAGACGACGTCGCGGAAGTCGCCGGGCTCATCGGCGATGCTGACGCCGCCGATGGCGGTGAGCGCGACGCCGTATTTGCGCGTGAGGGCGGTGAGTTCGGTGACGAAAGCGTTGTAGTTGGCGGTGGTGATGTCCATGTTGGCGTCCTTGGTTGATGTCGTTGCGCCACCGGTATGAACGCGCTGTTCGAAGAAGAAGCCAAGCTGTTCCTGGCTTCTTCTCCGTGAGTTGCGATCAGTCGACGCGGGCCACGTACCGGGCGTAGTCGCTACCCTCCGGATTGACATAAAGGGTGGGGCGGCCGGGCGCGGTGACCTCGATGCAGAGGTAGCTGCCGAGCCTGCCGCCACCCTTGCCGCGCAGCCAGTCGCGGGACACCAGCAGACCGCTCGCGAAGTCGTCAAATTCAGCGGTGGTGAGTTCCTTGGTCTCGGTGACGTAGACCTCGACGTATTCCTTGCCGCGCACCTCGCTCAGGTCAGCCGGCTTGCGGGCGAAGGGCAGGCGCTTATGCAGCTTTTCGGTTTCGATGATCTTGTCGCCGATGACCACAGTGCAGGGGTTGCGTTTGATGGTGTTGCTCATGGCGTTCTCCTTGAAGTTGGCGTCGTCAATCACGACAACGACATGAACGCGCTGTTCCCGCCACAAGCCAAGCGCTGTCCCCAGCTTCATGCGGAACCGCTGCTCGCGCAGGCGGCCCCGTGCGACATCAAGTGGACTGGTCGGCTTGCTCGGTGCACTCGGATTCGATGGAGTAGCGGCGGACCGAGATGATTTTGAAGCCGTGCTGCTTCTTGAGCGGGCCACAAACGGTCGCGATCACGGTATTCGGCTGCCAGCCGGTTGCTTCACACATTTCCTGCATCGTGGCGCCTCCGGGCCGGCGCATCAGCTCAACAATGTGGGCTAGCTTGGTGTCCTCGCGCATACGCTGCGGTTTGCGCGTAATCGCCCGGAACGGTTCGGCTCCGGAGGCGAGGGCAGCGGCCTGCGATGTGTCGAGTTCGAGCATTTCGAACACTCGGTACCCTGCGGGCGTGACCAGCCAGTCGGTGCCGGACTTGGCAATCAAGGTGCGATTGGCGAGGCCATTGAGCGCGAACAGGCGTGCACCACCTTTGACGGTCTCCGGGAACCAGTCCAGTCGGCCGTTGGAGTCTTTGATCGCACGGGTCAGGATCGCCCGTTGTGCTGGAGTGAGTGGTTTCGTGATCATGCGTTGCTCCTTTGAGATGGTTTGATCGTGACGTGATGAACGCGCTGTTCGAGGTACAAGCCAAGAGTTGTTTGCGGCATCACGCGGGCCCGCTGACATCGCAGTCGGGCCCGCGCGACATCAAGCCGACTGGTCGGCCTGCACGCCATCCGTAGCTTCGATCCGATAGACGCGTTCGCCGCCGGCCGACTTCTCGGAGACGATGATCAGGCCGAGCCGCTTCTTGAAGGTGCCGGCGAACGCGCCGCGCACGGTGTGGGCTTGCCAGCCGGTCGCCTTGCAGATCTCGCCGATCGTTGCGCCTTCGGGATGACGGAGCATCGCGATCACCTGGGCTTGTTTGCTGTTCTCACGCGTGCGTGGCGCCTTTCGTGCGTCCTTGCTCTGTGCTTCTGCGTCGCCGGCGGGTTCGTCTGGCTGCGGTGCGTCGAGGCCCAGCGCGCCATAGCCCTGGGCTGAGACAAGCCATTCGGTACCCGCAGCCGCGATAAGGGCGCGCTTGGCGAGGCTGTCGACAACCTTCTTGCGCGCGCCGCCCTTGATGTTGTCGGGGAACCATTCGATCTTGCCACCGGTGTGATGGATGGCGTAGGCGAGGATGGCGTGCTGTGCCGGGGTCAGTTGTTGCGTGGTCATGTGTTGCTCCTTCGAGGTGGTTTGAACGTGGTGTGATGAACGCGCTGTGCGGGGAAGAAGCCAAGCGCTTTCGTTGGAGAGGCGGGTGGTCCCGCCCCCAGCTGTCAGTCTTTCTCTTCGTCTTCGCCGCTCTCGATTTCCTCGATGGTGTCCAGCAGGGTGCATCCCGATCTGCCGAGATAGCCGTGGTCGTCGGAGATCGCCATCGTGAGGTGCGCAATCCAGTAGTCCTCGGCGCGATCCAGTGCGCTGCTGAATCCGCCTGCTTTCAGCAGGCCGCGCGCGTTCTCGATCAGTTCGAGCATCTGTTGCTGGATTTCGGTCAGCTCTTCGACCACATCGTTTCGGGTCAGGGTGTCGCTCATCGTTTGCTCCGGTTGAGGTGTTGTGTTGATGGGCACATGAACGCGCTGTGCTGCACAGAAGCCAAGCGCCGTCCGCAAAGGAACACGCAAGATTCAGATGGGAATTTCAATTCGCGCCTATGCACGGCATCGAGGCGTGTCAGACGCCGCCGTGCGCAAGGCAATCGCCGCCGGGCGCATCACGCCGGAATCGGACGGCACCATTGATACGGACCGCGCCGATGCCGAATGGGCACGCAATACCGAAGCGCCGCGCAACGGCACGCGCACACGGCCCGTCAGGGCCGCCGTGCCGCAGGAGGGTGGGCAGACCCAGGACGGCCCGGCATCGTCGCCCACAGGCGGCGCGTCGCTGCTGCAGGCCCGCACCGTCAACGAGGTGGTCAAGGCGCAAACCAACAAGGTCCGCCTGGCCCGCCTTAAAGGCGAGCTGGTCGACCGCTCGCAGGCCATCGCCCACGTCTTCAAGCTGGCGCGTGCCGAGCGCGATGCGTGGCTGAACTGGCCGGCGCGGGTCTCCGCGCAGATGGCTGCGGCCCTGGGCATCGATCCGCACACGATGCACGTCGCGCTGGAGTCCGCCGTGCGTGAACACCTGCAGGAGCTGGGCGAGCTGCGCCCGCGCGTGGATTGATGCTGGATGCGGATTACGAAGGCGCCGCCGAGCTCGAGCGCGCCTGGCGTGAAGGATTGACGCCCGATCCGCTGCTCACCGTCTCCGAGTGGTCAGACCGCCATCGCATGCTGTCGAGCAAGGCGTCGGCCGAGCCCGGGCGCTGGCGTACCGGCCGCACGCCGTACCTGCGCGCGATCATGGATTGCCTGTCGCCGACCTCGCCCATCGAGCGGGTCGTCTTCATGAAGGCCGCACAGCTGGGCGCCACCGAGATGGGGTCGAACTGGATCGGCTACGTGATCCACCACGCGCCGGGTCCCATGATGGCCGTCTGGCCGACCGTGGAGATGGCCAAGCGCAACTCCAAGCAGCGGATCGATCCGCTGATCGAGGAGTCGGCGGTGCTGGCCGAGCGCATCGCACCGGCGCGCTCGCGCGACTCGGGCAACACCATCCTCGCCAAGGAGTTCCGGGGTGGCGTGCTGGTCATGACTGGTGCCAACAGCGCCGTGGGTTTGCGCTCGATGCCGGTGCGGTACCTGTTCCTCGATGAGGTGGACGGCTACCCGTTGGACGTCGAGGGCGAAGGCGATGCGATCTCGCTTGCTGAAGCCCGGACCCGGACGTTTGCGCGCCGCAAGATCTTCATCGTGTCGACGCCGACGATTGCCGGTGCCAGCACCATCGAACGAGAATACGACGCGTCCGATCAGCGCCGCTACTTCGTGCCATGCCCGCACTGCGACCACCGCCAATGGCTGCGCTTCGAGCAGCTGCGCTGGACCAAGGGTGAGCCTGAGACGGCCGCGTACATCTGCGAAGCCTGTTTCGAGCCCATCCATGAGCACCACAAGGCGTGGATGCTGGCGCAGGGCGAATGGCGGGCGATGGTGGAAGCCGGCGGCCGCACGGCCGGGTTCCACTTGTCCTCACTCTACAGCCCGGTGGGCTGGCGCAGCTGGCGCGAGATCGCCGCGGCCTGGGAGAGCGCGGTAAGCAAGGAGAGCGGGTCGGCGGCGGCGATCAAGACCTTCCGCAACACCGAACTGGGCGAGACCTGGGTCGAGGAGGGCGAGGCACCGGACTGGCAGCGCCTGCTGGAGCGTCGCGAGGACTATCCCATCGGCACTGTGCCGGCGGGCGGCCTGTTGCTCTCGGCTGGCGCCGACGTGCAGCGGGATCGCATCGAGGTGTCGGTCTGGGCGTTCGGGCGAGGCAAGGAAGCGTGGCTGGTAGAGCACCGCGTGCTGATGGGCGATACCACCCGCGACGCGGTGTGGAAGCGGCTCGCCGAGTTGGTCGAAGAGCAGTGGACGCACGCCAGTGGTGCGACGATGCCGCTCGCCCGTCTGGCGCTCGACACCGGCTTCGCTACGCAGGAAAGCTATGCCTTCGTGCGCGCCTGCGGCGATGCGCGTGTGATGGCGGTCAAGGGCACAGCACGCGGCGCCGCGCTGATCGGCACGCCGAAGGCGGTCGACGTCACCCGCAACGGCAAGAAATTGCGCCGGGGCATCAAGCTTTTCACGGTGACAGTCAGCATTGCCAAGCTGGAGTTCTACAACAACCTGCGCAAGGCTGCGGACGTGGCAGAAGATAACTCGAGCATCGCGTTCCCGACCGGGTTTGTGCACTTGCCCAAGATCGATGCGGAGTTCCTGCAGCAGCTGTGCGCCGAGCAGCTGATCACCCGCCGTGACCGGAACGGCTTCCCGATCCGCGAATGGCAAAAGATGCGCGAGCGCAACGAGGCGCTCGACTGCTACGTGTACGCACGGGCGGCCGCGAGCGCCGCCGGGCTCGACCGCTTCGAGGAGCGCCACTGGCGCGAGCTGGAGCGGCAACTGGGGCTGGCGCCGCCGCCCGATACGCCACTGAGAACCGAATCGCTTGTTTCCCCTGATGCCACCCCTAGCGGTGGCATCGCCGTTTCTGGGACCCCTCCAGGGGCCCGTCGAGCCGGCCGGCGCGTGATCAAGAGCCGCTGGCTGTCGTCCTGAGCACCCCGGTGCTCCTCATCCTGTTACCCGGAGTTCATCCCCCATGAGTTTGCAGACTCGCATCGAATCCCTCGTCCTGCGTTTGGCGTCGGAGTTCAAGACCATCCACGACCAGGTCGGCACGCTCTCCCGGCTGTCGACCACCGACAAGACCAGTCTGGTCTCGGCGATCAACGAGTTGCGCGCGCAGTTCGACAAGATTGCCAGCGCCACGCTGATCGATGACGCCAACGCGGCGGGCACTGCGACCACCTTCTCGGCCTCCAAGATCACCGGCCTGCTGGACGCGCTCAAGGCCGACCTGCTGGGCGGCGCCGACGCGGCCTTCGACACGCTCAAGGAGCTGCAGGAGGCGATCCTCAAGGACCAGACCGGCATCGCCGCGCTGCTGGCCGCCGTGGACCGCCGAGTGCGCTTCGACGCCGCGCAGGCGCTGACCGCCGACGAACAGGCACAGGCCCGCCAGAACATCGGCGCGGTCGCCGCCAGCGCCATCGGCGACCCCGAGACCGACTTCGTGCCGGCCTTCGAGGCGGCTCTGACCGGCGCCTGATCCGGCGTCCATGTCGCTGACCGGACACATCGCCGAGCTCGCCGCTGCGATTGCTCAGGAGATCCGCGCCCGTATCACGGCGGATCACCCGGGCTTGGCCCGCGCCTGGGTGTGCTTTGGCACGGAAGGCGACCAGGCGGTGATCCGGTCGGCATTCAACGTCGACAGCGTCACGCGCGTCGCTACTGGCAAGTACCGCGTGGTCTTCGCCGAGCCGATGCCCGACGACAGCTACTGCTGGCTGGCCTTTGCCCGCAACGCGGGCCGCCAGTCGTCCATGAAGGCTGCCGCCGCCCGCGTGCGCGCCGAGGCCAAGACCGAGGCGTTTGTAGAGGTCATCTGCACGACCGCCGCCGGAACGCTATCGGACACGTCTGAATTCAACCTGATGGTTTACCGCTGAATGGCATATACCGAAGCGCAGCTGCAAGCGCTGGAGGCCGCGCTCGCCAAGGGAGAGCGCCGGGTCACCTTCCAAGACAAATCCGTCGAGTACCGCACGGTCGATGAGCTCAAGATCGCGATCCGCGAGGTCCGGCGCGGTCTGTTCGAGCAGGCCGCCGAAACCGGCCTGTGGCCGGGCGCCCCGCGCCAGATCCGCGTGACGACCGGCAAAGGCTTTTGATGGCTCGGGCTGTATCTCGACCCTCTGGCCGAGTATCTGGCGGCTGGTTCGGCCGGATCCGAAGCCTGTTCGGCCAGGCGCCGGTCCACGAGGCCGCCGGCCGGGGTAGGCGATCGCTAGCCTGGCGGCCCGGCAATCCGGGTGCCGTGGCGGCGTTGCTCGCCAGCGGCGAAGACCTGCGCATCAAGAGCCGGGATCTGGTCCGGCGCAACGCTTGGGCGCAAGCCGGCATCGAGGCGTTCGTCGCCAACGCGGTCGGCACCGGCATCAAGCCACAGAGCCTGTCCACCGACGATGCCTTCAAGGCCGACGTGCAGGCGCTGTGGCGGGACTGGACGGCAGAAGCCGACGCCGCCGGTCAGACCGACTTCTACGGTCTGCAGGCGCTGGCCTGCCGCGCAATGCTCGAAGGCGGCGAGTGCCTGATCCGGCTGCGCCCGCGACGCCCCGAGGATGGCCTGACCGTGCCGCTGCAGCTTCAACTGCTGGAGGCAGAGCACCTGCCGATGACCCTGAACGTCGACCTGCCGCCAACCGCAGGGGCCTCCGGCCCGGGCAACGTAGTGCGCTCGGGCATCGAGTTCGACGGCCTGGGCCGGCGCGTGGCCTACCACCTGTACCGCTCGCATCCGGACGATGGCCGGTTGGCGCCGATGTCGGGGCAGGGCGGGCTCGATACCGTGCGGGTCGACGCGAGCGAGATCATCCACCTGTACCGCGTGCTGCGTCCGGGCCAGATCCGGGGCGAGCCGTGGCTGTCGCGGGCGCTGGTCAAGTTGTACGAGCTCGACCAGTACGACGACGCCGAGCTGGTGCGCAAGAAGACCGCCGCCATGTTCGCGGGCTTCGTCACGCGCCAGAGCCCCGAGGACAACCTGATGGGTGAGGGTTTGCCGGACGAGGCCGGGATCTCGCTGGTGGGGCTCGAGCCGGGGACGCTGCAGATTCTGGAGCCGGGCGAGGACATCAAGTTTTCCGATCCGGCCGATGTCGGCGGCTCCTATGGCGAGTTCCTGCGCACGCAGTTCCGCGCGGTGGCCGCAGCGCTTGGCATCACCTACGAGCAACTGACTGGCGACCTGACCGGTGTCAACTACTCGTCCATCCGCGCGGGGCTGCTGGAGTTCCGCCGCCGTTGCGAGATGGTGCAGCACAGCGTGCTGGTGCACCAGCTGTGCCGCCCGGTGTGGGCTGCCTGGATGAAACAGGCGGTGCTCTCCGGCGCGTTGGTCGCCCCCGGCTTCGCGCGCGGCGGAGCGGCTCGCCGGCGCCAGTACCTGCAGGTGAAGTGGATCCCACAGGGCTGGCAGTGGGTCGACCCCGAGAAGGAGTTCAAGGCGATGCTGCTGGCCATCCGTGCCGGCCTGATGAGCCGCTCGGAAGCCATCTCGACCTTCGGCTATGACGCCGAGGACATTGATCGCGAGATCGCCGCCGACAACGCCCGCGCCGACGAACTCGGCCTCGTCTTCGATTCCGACCCGCGCCATACCGCCAAGGACGGCGCTGCCGCAACACCCCGCACCGACTCGAACGCGAACGCCGGCGAGTCCGTCGCTACAGCCTGACGTTTTTTCCCATGACCCTGTTGCCTCATCTGGCGACACGCCTCTTTGGCGTGCCGCTGGCGATTGATCGCCCCAAACTTGACGTGATCCTGTCGGTGCTGGGTCCGCGCGTGGGCCTGGCCGGCCTGGCGCCGCCGGGCGACTACACACCACCCGAACGGAATCCGGTCCGTGGCCATGCCCAGATCGCCGTGATCCCGATCCACGGCACGCTGGTGCGGCGCACCGTGGGCCTGGAGGCCGAGTCGGGGCTGGCCAGCTACACCGCGATCGGCGATCAGCTGGACGCGGCCCTGACCGACCCCGGCATCGCCGCCATCCTGCTCGATGTCGACAGCCCCGGCGGCGAGTCGGGCGGCGTCTTCGATCTGGCCGACCGCATCCGTGCCGCCGCCGCCATCAAGCCCGTTTGGGTGGTGGCCAACGACATGGCGTTCTCGGCGGCCTATGCGCTGGCCTGTGCCGCGTCACGGGTCTTCGTCTCGCGCACGGGCGGGGTCGGCTCGATTGGTGTCATCGCCATGCACGTCGACCAGTCCGTCAAGGACGCAAAGGACGGCGTTCGCTACACGGCGGTGTTTGCCGGCGCTCGCAAGAACGACCTCAACCCACACGAGCCGCTCACCGACGAAGCGCAAGCACAACTGCAGGCCGAGGTGAGCCGCATCTACGGCCTGTTCGTCGCGACCGTGGCCCGGTATCGCGGGCTGTCGGCCGAGACGGTGACGGCCACCGAAGCGGGGCTGTTCTTCGGGCAGGACGCTGTCGCCGCTGGCCTGGCGGATGCCGTCGGCACGTTCGACGACGCGCTCGCCCAGCTTGCTGCCTCCCTTTCTCCCGCTGCGCCGGCTATGGCTGCGCGCAACCCCTCTCTCAACCTCCAGATGGACTGCTCCATGACCACTCAACCTGATCCCGCCGCTGTCAGCGTGCCGGCTGCGGACGCTATCGGTGCTACTGCCCAACCCGCGGTGGTTGCATCGCTCCCCGCACCGCCGGCAGCCCCCGTCGCCAGCCACACCGACGCCGTGGAGATCGCCCAGCTGTGCACGCTGGCTGGCCGCACCGACCTGATCGCGGGCTTTCTTGAGGCGCGCGCCACGCCCGAACGCGTGCGCAGCCAACTGCTGGCCGCGCGTGCCGAGGCGTCGCCCGAGATCGCCAGCCGTATCGATCCGCACGCGCAGGCGGTCTCTGCCGATGCCAGTTACCCCGCCTCTCCCCGTAACCCGTTGCTCCAGGCCGTCAAGAAGCGCCTGGGCATCCAGTAATCGAATCACATGCCTGTTCTTCAAGAACCACTGAACCTGGGCGACCTCCTCAAGTACGAGGCGCCCAATCTGTACTCGCGCGAGCGCGTCACCGTGGCCGCCGGCCAGAGCCTGGCGCTCGGCACCGTGCTCGGCATGGTGACCGCCACGGGCAAGGTCAAGCAGCTCGATCCGTCCGCCACCGATGGCAGCCAGTACGCCGCCGGTGTGCTGATGCAGCCATGCGACGCCCACCTGGCCGATCGTGACGACGGCCTGATGGTCGCGCGCCACGCCATCGTCGCCTCCCACGCGCTGCAGTGGCCCGCCGGCATCGCCGCCGTCGAGCAGCACGCCGCGATCTCTCAACTCAAGGCACTGGGCGTCCTGGTGCGCGTCGGAGCCTGATCGACCATGCAGAATCCGTTTACCAATCCCGCCTTCGAGATGGCGTCGATGACGGCGGCCATCAACCTGATCCCGAACCGGTACGGCAAGCTGGAGGCGATGAACCTCTTTGCGCCCAAACCGGTGCGCACGAGGCAGATCATCGTCGAGCAGCGCGAGGGTGTGCTGACGCTGCTGCCGACGCTGCCGCCAGGTTCGCCCGGCACGGTCGGCACGCGGGGCAGGCGCAACGTGCGTTCGTTCGTCATCCCCCACATCCCGCACGACGACGTGGTGCTGCCCGAAGCCGTGCAGGGGCTGCGTGGCTTCGGCTCGGAGACCGAGTTGGAATCGGTGTCGAACGTGATGGCCGAGCGCCTGGACACGATGCGCAACAAGCACGCCATCACCCTGGAACACCTGCGCATGGGCGCGCTCAAGGGGGAAATCCTCGACGCGGACGGCTCGACCCTCTACAACCTGTTCGAGGAGTTCCGCATCCAGCAGAAGGTAATGAACTTCGAGCTGGGAACCGACAAGACCGAGGTCCGGAACAAATGCACGGACGTGCTCGGCATGATCGAGGATTCCCTGCTCGGCGAAGTCATGACCGGCGCGCACTGCCTGTGCTCGACCGATTTCTTCAAGGCGCTGATCAGCCACAAGAGCGTCAAGGAGGCTTATTCGCGCTGGCGCGAAGGGATCATGCTGATCAACGACGTGCGTGCAGGCTTCGAGTTCGGCGGCATCACCTTCGAGGAGTACCGGGGCAAGGCGTCCGATGCGTCGGGCGAGGTGCGCAGCTTCATCAAACCTGGCGAGGCCCACGTGTTTCCGGTGGGCACCATCGACAGCTTCGCCACGTACTTCGCGCCGGCCGACTTCAACGAGACCGTCAACACGCTGGGCCAGCCGCTGTACGCCAAGCAGGAGCCACGCCAGTTCGGCCGGGGCACCGATGTGCACACCCAGTCCAACCCGCTGCCGATGTGTCTGCGTCCGGGTGTGCTGGTCAAGCTGACGACGGGGTGACCATGGATATCGTGGCAACCCTCTACGAAGCTGCCGCCAATGCGGGGCTCCTGAAGGAGTGCGTCTGGCGGCCGTCCGACCGCGGCCCGCCGCGCACCAACATGGTCGGCTTTGCGGCGCCAGACGAGAACCTGCTCGATGGCCTGACGGTCAGCACCGAGTACGTGATGTCCTATCCCGCCACGATTTTTGCGGGGCTGGGCCCCCGCGAGACGGTCGAGATCGCCGGTGGGGTCTTCCATGTGCGGGAGCTGCGTGCGGTTGGCGACGGCTCCGAGATCCGCGCCAAGCTCACCCGCCTGTAATCCTCATGGCAGTCAACTCCGTCCGTGAGCGGATCCTGCTCGCGGTGATGGAGGCCGTCCGTGCTTCGGTGCAGGCGCTCGGCGCCACGCTGCACCGGTCGCCCGCCGTCGCCATCGCGCGGGAGCAGTGCCCGGCGCTGGTGGTGTATCCGGAGAATGATGCGATCGCCAGCCGGGCCAACGACCGGGTCACGCGCGAACTGACCGTGCGGGTGACGGCGCTGGCCCGCGCGGTGCCGCCCGCCGCGCCGGAGACGGCAGCCGATGCGCTGCTGACCGCCGCCCACGCTGCGCTGATGGCCGACGTGAATTGCGGTGGCTTGGCGCTCGGCATCCACGAACTCGATTGCGAGTGGGACGTCGAGGACGCTGATGCCGTGGCAGCAGCCATTCCGGCGCGCTACCGCATCACCTACCGGACCCTGGCCGCCGATCTGGCGACCCCCGCCTGACGCCCATCTGACCGCCGATTCACCCGCCGACCCAGGCGGGACAGCAGCACTTCGAGAGTGCCCGTTCGGGCTGCCCTCACCCCCGTACCCATTTCTGCGTCAAGCAAGGAAATCCCCCAACCATGAGTACCTACGCCTCCTTCCAGGGGCGCGTCTACCTCGGCAAGCGCGATGCCGCAGGCGTGCCCTACGAGGTCCGCTCGCCCGGCAACGTGGCCGAGCTGAAGCTGTCCCTCAAGACCGACGTGCTGGAGCACTACGAGAGCCAGTCCGGCCAGCGCACGCTGGACCACCGGATGGTCAAGCAGAAGTCGGCCACCCTGAATCTCACCATCGAGGAGTTCACCAAGGACAACCTCGCCCTGGCCCTGTACGGCAACCACGTCACCGGCGATGGTGGCGCGGTCAACGACGAGCCGGTCGGCGGTGCGGAGCCGCTGGTGGGCGACCGCTACTTCCTGGCCCACCCGAAGGTGTCGAAGCTGGTGATCAAGGACAGCAGCGCCAAGCCGGTGACGCTGGCCGCCGGCGTCGATTACACCGGCGATGTCGACTTCGGGTCGATCCAGTTCCTGCGCCTGGACGACGGTGGCACGCCGCCGACGCCCTACGTGAAGCCGTTCAAGGCGAGCTACGCCTATGGCATCGCCACCGAGATCGGCATCTTTACCCAGCCGCTGCCCGAGCGGTACCTGCGCCTGGAGGGCCTGAACACCGCCCAGGGCAACGCCAAGGTGCTGGTCGAGCTGTACCGGGTCGCCTTCGATCCGCTCAAGGAGCTCTCGCTCATCTCGGACGAGTACAACAAGCTGGAGATTGAGGGCTCGCTGCTGGCGGATCCGACCAAGCCGTTCGACGCTGTGCTCGGTCAGTTCGGTCGCATCGTGCAGTTGTGAGGGCGGCCATGGACGATCTGGACAAACTCATCCCGCAGCCGGCCGAACTCATCGTGGGTGGGGAGACGCTCGCCATCCAGCCGCTCAAGGTGGGCCGGCTGCCGGCCTTCCTGCGGGCGATCTCGCCGACGCTGCAGCAGCTCAGGGCGCCACAGATCGATTGGCTTGGTCTCTTCATCGAGCACGGCGACGATCTGCTGCAGGCCGTCGCCATCGCGGTGGACAAGCCCCGTGCGTGGGTCGATGCGCTGGCAGCCGACGAGGCGATCCTGCTGGTGGCCAAGGTGGTCGAGGTGAACGCGGATTTTTTTACCCGGACGGTGCTGCCGAGGCTCGACGGCCTGTTCGCACGGGTGACGCAGGCAGCGGCGTCTGGTTCCACGCCATCCAGCGCTTGATCGATCACGGCCACCGACTGCCCGACATCCTCGACTACACCCTGGCCCAGCTGCGCGGCTGCTTGGATGCCACCGTGCGTGCGGAAGCGGCGCGCGACGCCCGGCTGCTGTCGCTGATCGCCATCGGTACGCGGGGCGACGCGCGCAACCTTGAGCGCACGCTCGACCAGCTCAACGACAAGGCAAACAGTCATGCGCATTTCCGTTCGAATCGATAGCGCTGCCGCTCAGGCCCAACTGCGCCGTTGGGCGAGAGAGTTTCGCCCGAAGGTGAAGAAGGCGGTCGCGCAAGCCATGGTCAGCGAGGCTACCGAGCTCAAGCAGGAAATGCGCGATCACGTTGCGGGGCAGATGCGGGTGGTCAAGAAGTCCTTCCTCAAGGGCTTCACGGCCAAGGTGTTGGACAGGGACCCGAAGCGCCTGCCGGCGCTCTATGTGGGTTCGCGGGTGCCGTGGTCAGCCATCCACGAGCGGGGTGGGGTAGTCGCCGGCCGGCTGCTGATTCCGCTCTATGGGCGGGTCGGCAGGAAGCGCTTCAAGGCGCAGATCGCCGAGCTGATGCGCGGTGGGAACGCCTACTTCGTGAAGAACAACAAGGGGAACGTGGTGCTAATGGCCGAGAACATCGGCGAGCACGACCGGCCGCTGACCGGTTTCAAGCGCCGCTACCGCAAGGCCGAGGGCGTCAAACGCATCAAGCGCGGCGCGGACATTCCGATTGCGGTACTGGTGCCGCGTGTCGTGCTCAGGAAGCGGCTCGACATCGAGCAAGTGGTGGCGCGGCGCATTCCGCGCCTGGCCGCTGCCATCGAGGCGCGTATCCGGCAGCTGGGCTGACCAGGGTGCGCCTCGTGGCGGCAGGCGGTGCCTGCCGGTGAATCAGGCGATCAGGAATTTGTCGCGGTTCTTGCCGAGCCATGCGGGTGCACGGCCACGGCCGGACCAGGTGGCACCGGTCTTGGGGTCGCGGTACTTAGGGACCGATGCCGCCTTGGGGCCGCGCTTGCCACCACGCTTCGGTGCCAGACCGATGTCCTCCGCGGTCAGGCCGTATTCCTGCACGACTTGTCGCACCTGCGCGGTGATCTCGGCCAGCTCTTTCTGGCGGGCGGCTTCGAGTTGCTCTTCGAGCTTGTTCTTTTGAGCAAGCAGGTCTTTGTAGGTTGCCATGTGGTTTTTTCCCGAAAGATCGTTGTATTTGAAATAGCCGAGGCGCAGATCACCAGTGCCGAATCGCAAAGACGTACACGCCATCGGATATTGAAATTTTAGCTGCAACTTAAATGAACTGCATGTGCGGTGCAGCAAGAGTTTCAATAAATGAGGAAGTATTGAACATTCCAGCCGAACCCAACGGCGCCTGGATCGAGCTCCCATAACCCGGCGCTGTTGCCCGAAGCATTAAAGGCACACCACATTTGCTTTGAAATTGGGGACGTCGTTAGCGGAATGTGGTTCTGTGTCGTTTCGCGACATCCCAGGTTCGACTGCCTTTCGCACCTATTCGTCCGGGCAGTCAGAGGAACCCCAATTCCTCGCGCCTGAATCCTACCGCCGCTCTGCGGCACATCCCTGCAACACCACCTCGCTGAAAAGCAGTCCCTAGCCATTCCGTTACCAGGCGGGCTCGCCGCCGCTCGCCCGCTGATGTCTCCCGGACCTCGGCATTCAACGTCGCCTCAATTCGATCGCTTGTTGGCGCCAGGGCGACTGGCCGTCTCAAAGCCAAGAACATGAATACACCTATCACCCTCGACACCGACGGCTGTCGGATCGGGAGACGACGCACGCCTTGCGGTGCGAGCGTCGGTGCTGCACACGATTCGAAGGCCACTGTGCACGTCGTCTCGATGTCCGGCGGCAAGGACAGCACCGCAACCGCGATCCTTGCGCTGGAACTCCATGGTGCCGCCGCCTGCCGGTTCGTCTTCGCCGACACCGGCAACGAGCATGAGGCGACCTACGACTACGCGCTGGACTATCTGCCTCGCGCTCTCGGCATCCGCATCGACGTGGTCCGCGCGGACTTTGCCGACGAGTTCGCCACCAAGCGCGCCAACTTGGCACGGATCGCTGCCGGAGAACTTGAGTCGGCAGTCTATGGCCGGCGCCAGTTCAAGTACCGATGGACGCGCAGTACCGCTGCCCGCGCGTTGGAGCTGCTGCATCCCACCGGCAACCCGTTTCTGGATCTCTGTCTGGTACGTGGTGGATTTCCGAGCCGCAAGCGCCAGTTCTGCACTGAATACCTGAAGCGGAATCCGCTCACGGAATACGCGCTTGACCTGGCGGACGCTGGCTACCACGTTGAATCGTGGCAAGGCGTGCGCGCCGACGAGAGCGAGGCCCGCCGCTGGCTGCCGTCCTACGAGTACCGCGGCGCGAGGCTGGCGATCTACCGCCCGATTCTGCGCTGGCGGGTCAACGACGTGTTCGAGGCGCACAGGGTGGCGGGGATTGAGCCAAATCCCCTGTATCGAAAGGGCATGCATCGCGTCGGCTGCATGCCCTGCATCAACTGCAGCAAGGGCGAGCTGCGCGAGATCGCGAGTCGGTTCCCCGAGCACATCGAGCGCATCGCCGAATGGGAGCGGCTCGTATCCCAAGTGTGCCGTCCGCGCACGCCGGTCTCGTTTTTTCATCTGGGCACGCAAGGACACGCTGGTCAGTCTTCCACGATCGACGCAGTTGTGGAGTGGAGCAGAACCACACGCGGTGGCCGGCAATTCGACCTGTTGGCCGGCTTGACCGAGCCCACAGCCTGTTCTTCCGCCTATGGCCTTTGTGAGTAGCAGAGGTATGGGCGCCTATTACAACGAGATCGATCCGTATGCGGCCGCGTGGCTGCGCAACCTGATCGCCGCCGGCCACATCGCGCCGGGCGATGTTGACGAAAGAGACATTCAAGATGTGCAACCCGAAGACCTCCGGGGATATAGCCAGCACCACTTCTTCGCAGGTGTCGGCGTCTGGTCCTTGGCGCTGCGCCGCGCAGGCTGGCCAGATGACCAGCCCGTCTGGACCGGCTCCTGTCCGTGCCAACCTTTCTCCCAGGCAGGCAAGGGACTCGCGTTTGCTGACGAGCGGCACTTGTGGCCAGCCTGGTATCACCTCATCAGCGAGTGCCGACCTCCAGTGGTTCTTGGAGAGCAGGTTGCGAGCATCAACGCGGACGCTTGGATCGACCTTGTACAAGATGACATGGAAGCCGTGGGTCACGCCTTCGGGGCGGTCCCGTTTCCGTCTGCGGGCGTCGGTGCCCCGCACATCCGGGACAGGCTTTACTGGGTGGCCTACGCCGACGGCTTGCGAAGCCGGCGGTACTCCCGAGCAGTTCGTCGCGCGAAAGCTGAGATCAATCGCGAAGGGAGCGAAGATGGGGGCAAGCCTGACGGATTTGAGCTTGGTCGCACAAATGGCAGGCTGGCCCACTCCCTGCCAGCAGGACGGACCGAAGGGCGGCCCTTCGCAGGGAATCGATCGCCTTCCGGGCTGCGCGTCGCTGGCTGGCTGGCCGACACCTATGGCGGGTACACCGGCGCAGAACGGCAACAACGCAGCGGGCAACAACGACAGCAGCCGGAAGACGGTGGCATTGGTCTCGGGCTGGGCCACGCCGAACGCGAGGGACTGGCACTCGGCCAGCGGCTCGCCGGAGTTCCTTGCGCAGCGAGCGGAACAGACCCGCGGCAAGCCGTTGAGCGAGCAGGCATTCACGTTGCTTCCGGGCCCGGCCCGACAAATGGCCTGTGGCGAGATGCTGACTGGCTCCTGTGCCGGGATGGACGCTGGCGGCCAGTTGAACCCGGCGCATTCCCGCTGGCTCATGGGGCTCCCGCCCGAGTGGGACGCCTGCGCGCCTATGGCAACGCCATCTGCGCTTCGGCGGCGCAAGCATTCATCGAATCAGTAATGGCGTGGCTGTAACCACAACGTCTTCGTAGAAAGACGGACTGGATTGAGTCGTGGATTCCGAATCCTATGCAAGCGTTGAACGCTCAGGCTTCCCAGGGGTTGATGAGCTGGACGTCGAGCCCCGCGAAATCTTTGGTGTTGCGCGTGACCAGCGTGAGGTCGTGTTGCAGGGCGGTCGCGGCCAGCAGGCCGTCGATGGCGGGCAGGGGGCGGCCAGCCGAGGACATCAGCCGGCCCCAGCGGTCCGCAGTATGTGCATCGATGTCGAGCAATCGGCCGAGAAAGTAGTTCGGCAATTCCACTTCGAGCCAGTCAATCAGGTTCTGGCGGCGTACCGCGTCCTCCAGCCGCTCGATACCTTTGCGAATCTCGCCCAGGGTCAGCACGCTCAGGTAGAGCGACTGGCGCGGGCGGTCCTGCATCCAGGCCACCACGCGCGCATCGGGCGCTTTGCGACGCAATTCGGACAGGACATTGGTGTCGATCAGGTAACTCAAAACTCGACCTCGCGCGGCAGGCTGCGCTCGCGCTCAAAAACGACATCGTCCTGATCGGCCAGCGGGGATTGGCGCATGAAGCTGACCAGCGACTCACCGCTGCCGCTCAAGCGATCGAACAGTGCGCGCGAGATCACTACCGCCACCGGGCGGCCATGCACGGTGATTTCCTGCGGGCCGTCGTCTGCTGCCCGCTTCACGACATCGGAAAACCGCGCCTTGGCGGCCTGCATTTGCCAGCTTTGCATAGTGGGCCTCCTTTCATGGATCAATGAATTATGACCTGACAGGTCAGATTTGTCGTCACTATAAACGAAACGCCAACGCATGTCCCAACGCATCTCCATTCTTGTCGCCCTCGATGGTGCCGACGAGGGCCTCAAACGCGCTATCACATCGGCCAAGCGCAGCTTGGGAGAACTGGCAGCATCCGCCAAGACATCAGGCGACAAGGCCGCGGCGGGCCTCGCCCAGGTCAAGGCGGGAGTGTCCGTCATCGGCGAACAGGTCGTCGCAGCCAGGACCCAGGTGCTGGCTTTTCTGTCGATCAACTGGGCCGCCGGCAAGGTGCAGGAGATCGTGCAGGTCGCCGACGCTTGGAACATGATGGCCGCGCGCCTCAAGCTTGCTACCGCCGGCCAGCGCGAATTCACCACCGCGCAGACCGCACTGTTCGATATTGCTCAGCGCATCGGCGTGCCGATTCAGGAGACCGCCACGCTGTACGGCAAGCTGCAGCAGGCGGTGCGCATGCTCGGCGGCGAGCAGCAGCAGGCGCTCACCATCACGGAGAGCATCTCGCAGGCGCTGCGCATCTCCGGCGCCTCGGCCAACGAGACGCAATCGGCGCTGCTGCAGTTCGGCCAGGCACTGGCGGCAGGCGTGTTGCGCGGCGAGGAGTTCAACTCCGTTGTCGAGAACAGCCCCCGCCTCGCACAGGCCCTGGCCGATGGCTTGAACGTGCCCATTGGTCGGCTGCGCAAGATGGCCGAGGAAGGCCGGCTGACCGCCGATGTGGTCGTCAATGCGCTGCTGTCCCAGAAAAACAAGCTCGCCGCCGAATATGCCCAGTTGCCGGCGACGGTCAGTCAGGCGTTCGAGCGGCTGCGCAACGCCTTCGGGCAGTACATCAACCGGATCGACCAGGCCACCGGCTTCAGTACCAAGCTGTCCGAGGCCCTGACGTGGCTGGCGCAGAACCTCGACACGGTGATGTGCTGGCTCACGCGCATCGCCGAAGTCGGGCTGGCGGTGCTCGTCTACCGGCTGATCCCTGCGCTGATCACTGCGTGGCAGACCGCAGGCGCCGCTGCCGTCACGGCAGCCAGTGCTACCTCCGCCGCCTGGGCGACCGCCAACCTGTCGGTGTCGGCTGCCATTGCCAGCGTGGGCGTGCTCAGGACCGGTTTCGCCACGCTGGGCGCGTTCCTCGTCGGCTGGGAGATCGGCACATGGCTGTCGGAGAAGTTCGAGACCGTGCGCCGCGCCGGCATCCTCATGGTCGAGGTGCTGATCCGGTCGGTTGAGGAGTTGCGCTTTCACTGGGAGGTGTTCGCCGCCATCTTCACATCCGACACCATCGCGGAGGCGACCAAGCGCCATCAGGCACGGCTGGGCGACATGAACCGGATCTTCGCGCAGATGGTCGCCGATGCCGGCCGGGGCACGGATGCGGCCAAGGGCGCCATGAACGCGGCAGCCGGCGCCGCCGAGGAGATCGCCAAGCGCCTGGAGGCGGTGCGCCAGGGCACGCAGGAGGCGGTGGGCCGCGGCGCCGAGGCGGTCCACACAGCCCTGGAGAAACTCAAGTCGCGGATCGGCGAGGTCGAGCAGGCGGTCTCCAAGGCGAGCTCCACGGTGAACGACGCCACCGCCAAGATGGCCGAGGCGTACAAGGGGCTCACCTCCATCATTGATGGCCACCTGCAGCGCCAGGTCGAGGCGGTCAAGGCCCGCTACCAGCAAGAGCAGGCGGCGCTGGAGCGCTCGGGCCAGGCGCAGGCGGTGCAGATCGCCACATCGACCCAACTGCTGGTCGGGGCCCTCACGCAGCAGACGGCGTTGCGCCAGCAGGCCGCGACCGAGGCGTTGAAGCTGATCGACGACGAGTCCCGCGCCCGCGTCGATGCCGCCGCTCGCGAAGGCAAGACCGACGCAGAGCGCGCAGCCAACGTGCAGCGGGTCGAGAATGAGATTCTGGCCACGCGCCGGCAGACGCTGACCCAGGCGGCCTCCGAGTACCGTCAGCACATCGACGTGCTCAACGCCGAGGCCAACCGGCATCTGGCCGAGGTCCGGCGCATCGAGGACGAGAAGCGGCAGCTGTCGATGTCGACCGAGGAGCGCATCCGCGACATCCGCCGCGCGGGGCTATCGGACTACGAGGCGCAGGAGGACCGCAAGCGCCAGATCGCCGAATACCAGACCAGCGCCCGAGCAGCGCTGGCCGACGGCGAATTCGACCAAGCTCGCCAGCGCGCCAGCAAGGCCATGGACCTGGCCGCCCAGATCGCCAGTGCCCAGTCCAGCGAGGCCAAGCGTGCCGAGGACGCGCGCCGGCAGTCGGAAGCGGCGGTGACGCAAGTGGCCCAGCTGGAAGCCCAGGCCCGGGAGGCGACCGGCCGCCGAGAGTACGCGCAGGCCGAAGCCCTGACACGGCAAGCGGATGAGCTGCGCGCCCAATCGGCACAGCAGGCGGCGAACGCTGATGCCCAGGCCCTACACGGCAAGGCCGCCGTCAACGAAGCCATCGGCCGGATCCGCGATTCGCAGGCGATCCTCAATCAAACACTGGATGCGGAGGCCCAGGCGCACCAGCGCGCCGCGCAGTCGGCGGTGTCGGCCCGGCAGGGCATCCAGCAGACGCTGGCCCAGACCGACAGCCAGATCGCCCTGCTGACGGCCAAGCTGCAGCAGGGGCTCAAGGTCACCATCGATGCAGACACTCAGCGCTTCGATAAGGCCATCGCCGACCTCGACAAGGCACTGGTCGAGCGCGAGCGGTTGGTGGTCATCAAGGCGGATCTGGAGCAGGCCGAGAAGACGCTGCAGGACTATGAGCAGCGACTCAAGGAAGGCAAGACCCTGCCGGTCGATGCCGACGTGTCCAAGGCCACTGCGACGTTGGACAAGCTCAACGCCTACGCCCGCGACAACTCACAGCTGGAGCTGCGCGTCGCTACCGAGAAGGCACGTGCCGCGATCGCCAACGTCGAAGGCATGCTGCGGGCGCTGGACCGCGTACAGACCGAGTCGCGCCACCGCGTCGCCAGCAACGTCGATGCCGTGCGCGCCGAGGTCCAGAGCCTGAACGGCATGAACACGTCCAGCACGCACACCATTGCCGTGCGCCGTGTCGAGGCGAATGCCGCGGGCGGTATGGTCGGCGGCGGCGCGCAGCAGTTCGCCGAGGGCGGACCGGTCGCGCCCGCCTTCCCGCGCATGACCGGCGGTTCGGTGCCGGGCACGGGCGACCAGGACACGGTGCCACGCACGCTGGACGCCGGCGCCTTCGTGATCCGCAAGGCCGCGGTGCGCAAGTACGGCGCGGGGACGCTCGCGCAGCTGGCCAACGGCGTGGCGCGCTTCGCCACCGGCGGGCCAGTGCTGTTCGGGGGGCGTGGCGGCATCCAGCCGGGCGGGCCGAAGCGCAACCGCGACGTGGTCGAGGCCCGCAAGATGATCGACCTCGGCCTGCAGGGCATGGGCGACTACGCCTCCTGGGCGCAGCACCAGGGCGGCGCCTGGGTCAGTTCGGACATGCGCTCGCGCACGATGACGAACTATGGCCGGCAGGCCGAGCGTGATCGGCAGTCGCTCGATGCGCTGGCCGAGCGCAAGCAACTGACTGCCGCCGAGCGCCAGACGCTGGAGCGGATCAAGACGACCTGGCGCCAGGCCATGGCCCAGCCGATGCTGTGGGGCCAGGATCTGGAGCGCGACCTGCTCGACTACATGGAGCAGCACCAGGGCGAGTTTTATCGGGAGGGCGGAGTGTCGTCTTCGGACACCGTGCCCGCCATGCTGACGCCCGGCGAATACGTGGTGAACCGGCAGGCGGTTGGGCGCCACGGCGTGGCCTTCTTCGATGCCATCAACAACCTGGCGCTGCCGGCCCGTGCGCTGGTGAACACAGTCCGGGGCTACGCCACCGGCGGGCTCGTGCAGCCGCTGGCGGGGATGGCAGCCAGGGCGTCGCAAGCGGTGTCTGGCGCCTGGAACGGGGCGGATCCTGCGGCGGCGCTGTCGCAGGTGCTGGCCACCTCCTTGCGCGCGCCGGTGCCTGCCTACACGGCAGAGGTGGCGCCCGCCCGCACCATCCGTGTGGAACTGGCCTCCGGCGGTCGGACGATCGCCGCCACCATCGACGCCCGCGACGAAGCGCGGCTGCTCGAACTCCTCAAAGAAGCCCAATCCCGGGCGCTGTAACTCCGATGCAATTGAAGAACCTGGCGGACAGCGCGGTCCTCGCGCTGCCCGATGACCTGCTATGGACGGACGAACACGCCTGGACGCCCGCCGTGGCGGCGGTGTCGTACCTGCTGACCGGCGCACTGCTGGTCGAATCGGCCGCCCGCCAGAAGGGGCGGCCCATCACGCTGGTGGGCGGCGCCGACATGGCCTGGGTGACCCGCGCGACGGTGAACACGCTGTACGCGTGGGCTGCGGCGCCCAATCGGCAATTCGAACTGACCCTCACGAATGGCCGCGCCTTCACCGTGGCTTTCCGGCATCACGAAACCGCCATCGAGGCCGAGCCAGTGATGGGCTTCCCGGCCCGGCGCGAGGGCGACTTCTACCGGCTGACCGTGCGCTTCATGGAAGTGTGAAGGTGATCGCCTTCGTCCGGTCGTCAGTCCAGCAACTGCTGATGTTCCTGGCATCGCACGTCGTATAGGCCTTTTCTCCGAGCAGCTCGCGCGTCTTATGCAGATTCTTTTCGGTCACGGTTTCGCAGCGCACGGTGTTGTCGCGCCAGCCACAGAAGTACACCTTGTCGGCTTCTTCCACGTCGCGCCGGAACCGCACCAGATCTTGCGGATTGACTGTGTGGTTGGCCGGCACGGCGGAAGGGATGTGTTTGGCAAAGTCCTCGAAGAATGCTCGTGGCGAGAACGGATTGGCGGGGTCGTATGTCAGGCCGAGGGCCTTGCATAGCGCCTTGTAGTCATCGTCGTCCAGGCGCGGCCAGATCTCGAAATTCCGGTCGACTTTGATCTCGAACGCCACGTTGTGGCCCCGAGCGCCGAATAGCAGCTGATAGGTCGGTCCGTCGATGAAGAAATACACATCGAAACTGACCCGCCCATGCCGGTAATCGAATCGGATGCGGTCCAAATTCTTCGCTTGCATGTCTTGGTACAGCGGTTCGAGTCCACCCAACTTCATTGTCACCTCCACAAGGAAATACAACCAGAATGGCAATACTGACAGGGGATATCAAGCTCCTGGCCGCCGAGCGCCTGCTCGACACCCCCGACGGCGGCGGCCGCATGACCGGCCACGTCGTGGTCGACGGCCAGTCCAACAACCTGTTCCCCGACATCTCCGAGCTCGATCGTACCTACGGGCGCGTGTCGCTGCGCAAGTCCTTTGTCGGGGTGCTGACCGATTCGACCGATTCCTACTACGGCGCGCACGCCATCCTTGCCGATGCCCCAGGCGATCCACGGGTGTCGGTCACGCTCTTCACCACCAAATCATGGACCGACCGGCGCGATGCCGCCAAGGATCGCGTCGAGCGCTACCTGGCACGTGGCGTCAAATGGCCCGGCCAACTGCTGGAGCGCCAGCTCACCGGCCAGCGCGCTATCACGCTGCTGTTGAAGCCGTCTGATTCACTGCCGCGTGTCGGGCAGGCGCTCGTGCTCGTGCAGGACGAGGCCAAGCCGACCGAGACCGAGCAGTACGTGAGGGTCACGCGGATCACCACAACCGAACGGGAGTTCACGGTGAGCGAAGGCGGCGGCACCGTCAAGTTCTCGTCGATCGTCGCGACCTGCGAGATCTCCGATCCGCTGCGCTATGACTTCGAGGGGCCGGCGCCGTCCAACCGGGATGACGTCTCGGCCAAGGCCGTAGTGCGCGACACGATCGTCGCCAACGCCGCTGTCTACTACGGTATCGCCCCCACCGTGGCCGAGGCGCGGGTGGGGGACCTGCGCGTGCAGGTGCCGGGCCTCTTCGGGCAACTGGTGCCGTCCGCGCAGTCGGAGACGCCGCTGGTGGACCTGAACGCCGCCGGCCAGGCGGTACCGCTGCTGGAGAGCGGCAGCGGCGTGCTGGCCTACACGGCCAACGGCCAGGTCGCCAGCGGCCGCAACCTGTACCTGGGCAACCCCCTGGTGCCGGGCAGCCTGCGCATTGCCGGTGGCGGCTACACGTTCACCGACTCGGCGGGCCAGCTCAAGTCAGGCACGAGCACCATCGGCACGGTCGACTACGCCCGCGGGCTGGTGGCCTTCAAGGACGGCACGCCGGGATACGGCGGCGATTTCCAGGTCAGCTTCCGGCCGGCGGGTGCCCCTACCCGCGTGGCCGATACGGCAGCGATCGCCGTCGCCCAGGAGAACCGCGGCTACGCCTACACCATCACCCTGTCACCGCCGCCTAAGCCAGGGGCGCTGATCGTGTCCTACATGGCCCAGGGCAAGTGGTACGACCTGCGCGACCAGGGCGACGGGGCGATCAGGGGGACCGATTCGTCCTTCGGGGCGGGGACGCTGGACTATGTGACCGGCTCGGTGATCCTGACGACCGGGGCCCTGCCGGACGCCAACACGGCCATCCTGTTTTCGTGGGGGAGTGCGGCCAGCTACTTCAACCGTGTCTCGGCGCCGGTGGAACCACCCACCGTGCGCCACACAGTGGCACATCCAGGCATCGCGCCGGGCACCTTGCGTATCACGTGGCCAGACGGTGCGCGTCAGCGCGTGGCCACCGACGATGGGCACGGGGTGATCACCGGAGACGGTTCCGGCACCGTGCGCTATGCGCGCGGCGAGCTGGTGTTCCGGCCCGCCGTGCTGCCCGCTGGTGGTGCGGAGCTGACCCTCGACTACGAGTGGGGGCCGCCGCAGGAAGCGAACTTCGCGCACCCGCTGCGCAACGCCGACGGCACCGTCACGGTCCGGCTGCCGCAGACCGACCTCCGCCCGAACACGGTCGAGCTCGAGTTCAACCTGCTGATCGAGAACTACCAGTCGATCTCGGGCACGCCCGCCGAGATGCAGGTGGTGCAACGCGTCGACCCGATCAAGATCGCGCGCGACACCGGCGGCGGCGCATTTGATGCTGCCGTGGTCGGCCGGATCGACTACGCCACTGGCACCATCACCTTCCGGCCCGACACGACAGTCAACATCCCGTTCGCGCGCTACAGCGTGCAGCAGCTGGGCTGGACGGTGGAGGGCAACGAGCGCCGCCCGGTCTACCGCAATACCTTCAGCCACTGGGAGTACAAGCCGGCTGGCGCGGCGATGCCCGTCGACGACTCGGGCTACGTCAAGGTGCGCTACCGCGCCGCTGACGCAGCGAATGCAGCGACTGAGACCGTGACGCTCGCCCAGCTGGAAGTCGATCTGACCGACCACTACGCCGAGGCCATCGTGCCCGGTAGCGTGCGCTTTGGCCTGGGTGGCAAGGTCTACGTGGACCGTCTCGGGATGCTCGTCACCGACATCAATGCCAACACCGGGGCCGGCACTCAGGCTGGCGCCATCGACTACGCCTCGGGCCGGGCGCTGCTGACCGTCTGGCAGCCGGGCGCCGGCAACGTGGTGTCGATGCAGTCGTTGCTGACCGAATTGGGCGGCCAGCCGGTCGATGAGGTGACCTTCCGCGTGCCGGCGGCGCCCGTGCGGCCCGGCAGTCTGCAGATCCGCGCGGTACCGCTGACCGGTGGCCAGATCACGGCCACGGCCAACGCGGATGGCACCATCGCGGCAGCGGGCATGCTCGGCACGGTGGACTACCAGACCGGCGTGGTGCGCGTGCGGTTCGGGCGCTTCGTGCCCGCAGCCGGCCGGGAAGGCGAGATCTGGTACAGCGCCGATGCTGTGCGCAACGGCCAGATCTTCCAGCCACTGCCGGTGCTGGCCGACACGCTGCGCTTCAACGCGGTGGCCTTCACGTACCTGCCGCTGTCGGCTGACGTGCTCGGACTCGATCCAGTCCGGCTGCCGCTCGATGGCAAGGTGCCGATCTTCCGGCCGGGGGACGTGGCCGTGGTGCACCACACCGAGACCACGCCGTTTCCGGCCAATGCGCGCGCTGGCGACACACTGGACGTCGGCCGCGTGCGTCTGTCCTCCCTACGGGTGCTGGATGCCAATGGCAAGCCGGTCTCGTCGGACCTCTACACCGGCGACCTCGACGCCGGCACGGTGGTGCTGCGGGCGTCGCCCGCCGGCCTGGCGCAGCCGCTGGTGGCCGAGCACCGCATCGAGGACATGGGTCTGGTCTCGGACACCCAGATCAACGGCGTGCTGACGCTCACACGGCCACTGACGCACGACTATCCGGCGCGCGACTCGCGGGTGTCGTCGGCATTGATCATCGGCGATCTGCAGGCACGCGCCCACACGCTGTTCGCGCAGCAGACGTGGACGGGCGAGTGGAAGGACGTGCGCATCGGCGCCAACACCATCGCCCAATACAACGAGACGGTGTACCCGGTCGCGGTCACCAATCGCGGCGCCATCGAGGAGCGTTGGGCGCTCATTTTTACCAACACCAACGAGTTCCGCGTGGTCGGCGAGTCGGTCGGGCAGATCGCCGTGGGCAACACCGCCACGGATCTCGCGCCGATCAATCCCGAGACCCACGCGGCCTACTTCACGCTGCGTGCGGGCGGCTGGGGGGCGGGGTGGGCTGCCGGCAACGTGCTGCGTTTCTCCACGGCCGCAGCCAACTGCCCCATCTGGATCGCCCGCACGACGCTGCAGGGGCCTGCCACGCAAACCAACGATTCATTCCAGATCCAGATTCGCGGCGACATCGATCGCTGAGTGGTCTTACAAGCGTATCTCCATGACCATCAAGTATTTCCAGTCCAACCAGACCGGTGCACCGCAGCTGAGCGGCCAGCGCGGGACCCTGATCGCCGTGCTCAACGCCTGTTTGGGCAATGGCTTCAACCTGCGCACGCTGACCGCGCTCACCCGCGACGGCACGGTGGCGACCGCTACGGCGGACGCTGGGCACGGCTTCCGGGAGGACGACATCGTGCTGATCGCGGGGGCCAACGAGGCGGCCTACAACGGCGAGCGCCGCATCCGCAATGTGACCACCAACAGCTTCCAGTTCGATGTTGCGGCCGACGCGGCCGCGCGCGCCACCGGGATCCTGACCGCGAAGATCGCACCGCTGGGGTGGGAGATGCCATTCTCAGGCGAGGACCGCGCGGTCTACCGGTCGCGCGACGTCACCAGCAATCGCCTGTTCCTGCGCATCGACGAGACGCCGCTCGCCGGCGACGGCAACTACGGGCGCGGCCCGCGCACGGTGCTGGCGCAGATGTGGGAAGTGCTCAACGACGTCGACAACGGCACGGGCCGCGCCGAGACGATGTGGCGCAAGGCGCAGAACGACAACGCGACCACGCGCCCCTGGGTGCTGGTGGGCGACAGCAAACGCTTCTGGCTGGCGGTGAACTGGAGCGAGAGCTACCCGAACCGCTACGCGCCGTACTTCTTTGGCGACTACCCATCCTTCAAGGCGGGCGATGCCTACGACACGATGGTCGCTGGCTACTACGACCTGAACATCAATTGGGCCGAACCTTCCAGCAACCTCGTCACGGACAACGTCTACTCGGTCGGATCGGGTGTCGGTAACACGGGCATCTGGCTGGCGCGCGGGTATTCGCAGCTGGGTGGTCGCATCAACGCACAGTGGGTCAGTGCTCCGGCGGGCGGTGGCAGCACGGGCCTCGGGGCGACCGCCGTGCCGTATCCGAACCCGGCCGACAACGGCATCTACGTGATGCCGCTGATGATTCAGGAACAGACCGGCCCGTCGCTGCGTGGCCGGCTGCCGGGCTTGCTGTGTCCGCTGCAGTCGATCCCCGCGCCGGAGCCGTGGCGCTTCCCAGGCTTCGTGATCGACGGCACGCAGCGCGAGCTGCTGGTCGTGGCCGGCGCGGCCAACAACGGCAACGCGCGCTTGGCTTTCGATCTGACCGGCCCGTGGGATTGATCCATGGCCGGTGAAATCCCACGAGTCGTCGGCCCGCCCAGCCGGGTGTCGCCCGGCGCCATCGCGGGTGCGCCCACCGGCCATGTGCTGCACAACGAGACCTCCGTGATCGCGCGGAGCGACGCGGGGCCACCAAGCCCGCAGGTGCCGGACGGCGTGGCACTCAGTGCGCCGGCCCCGCACGAGGGCGTCTCGCCGACGCGGCATGGCGAGCTGCCCGCCTCGCGCACCCTCGATTTCTGGGGCAACGGGCGTATCGAGGGGCGTGTGCGCATCGAGGGTGTCCCGGCCGCGCGCCGGGTGCGCCTGTTCGATGCGCTGACGGGCCTGCTGGTCGCAGAGGCCTGGTCGCGCCAGGACGGCTGGTACCGCTTTGACTATCTCGATACCGGCCGCGACTTCTTCCTGCTGGCCCACGACCACGTGCGCCAGTTCAACGCCGTCATCGCCGACTGGGTCCGTCCCGAGCCCACCGTTTATCCATGATCACCTTGTCCGTACCGGTCCGGAACAGCCGTTTGGCCGTGATCGGCCAAGCGCTGGATGCCGGCGCCGCTGGCGGCCTGCTGCGCCTGTATTCCGCGCCACGTCCCGACATCGGTCAGGCGCTCGCCGAGCAGGTCCTGCTGGCCGAGGTCCGCCTGCCGCAGCCGTGCATGGCGAACCTGGAGGGCGGCCGGCTCGTGTTCGCGCCGATCGGGCAGGCCCTGTGCCGCCGCTCCGGCATCGTGGCCTGGGCACGGCTGTGCGACAGCGACGGGCGCTGGGTGGCGAATCTGGATGCGGGGCTGCCGGACAGCGGGGCGGAGGTCGAACTGTCGAAGTTGCAGGTCTTCGCTGGCGGCGCGGTCAACGTGGAACTGGCCGAACTGATCGAATAGCGCAGTGACCGTTGATCTCGAATTCCGGGGGACGTGGAAGCCTCCGAACGGCGGCAGTGCCGATCTCGACTTCGGGGACACGCGGCAAGCGGTCCCAGAGGCGGTCAGCGCTACGGTCCGCCTCCGCCTGGCCCCGCCCAAGGCACGCATCCGCGCGGCCTACGACAACCAGGTGAGCCGCAAGCTGGAAGGCAGCGGCCGAGTGTCGTGGCAGCGAGCCCATCGCCAGGGAGCCGGCCTGCACGACGGCTGGGACGACAGTGCGCGCGACCGCAGTGCGGCGGCGGTGTCCTGGCAACCGGCCGTGACGCTGCCCGGCACTGTCCAGTCGGCCGGCGGCGACAACCAGCGTGCCCGCAGCGCCAGCCTCGTGCGGTGGCAGGACGCAGAGCCCGCGCCATCCTCAACGGCGGAGCGCATCAATCCGCTGGTACCGCAGCATGGCGTGCTCGGCTTGCCGTGGGGCGAGGGCGGGGCCTTGTCGGGCGCCGTGCTCAGCCCGTTCGTCTGGCTGGTGCCGTGTTCTCGCGGCCAGTCTCTGGGATGGCAACCCGCAGTGCCACATGCCTTGCGCGAGGGGTTCGGGTTCTCGCGCGGACGCTGGCAGTCGGGGCGCTGGTCACTGCCATGGGAGATCGGCCGGCGGCCGCGCCCAGGCGAGTCGCATCTGCCGGTCGATCCTCCCGTGGTCGAGCCGGCGCCCAGGTATCACCCCGACCTCGACTTCATCTGCCATGCGACCCGCCAGGGCCTCGCGTGGCGCCCCGCGCTGTGGCTCGACTTCGGCGCCCACCCGTGCGGGCAGCCGGACGCCGGTGTCTTCAGCGTCCCCATCCTCAAGGTCTATTTTGTGAGCAACTCCGTTGATGTCGTGCGCCTGCCCGCCCGCGAGCCGATTCCCGTCAAGAGCGTCCGGCTCTCCATCGACGAGGGTTCGTGGGCGTGGGGACTGTCGGCCAGCCTGCCGTACGCGGCACTGGAAATGGTCGAGCCCACCGCCTCCGGGCCGGTGGAGATCGAGATCACGGTCAATGGCGTGACCTGGGTGATGCTGGTCGAGGGCTTCGACGTGCGGCGCGAGTTTGGCCAAGCGAGCCTCAACATCCGGGGCCGCTCGACGGCGGCGTATCTGGCCGAACCCTATGCACCCGAGCGCTCCTTCGTGCTCGCGGCACCCTTCACCGCGCGCCAGCTGGCCGAGCAGGAGCTGACGCGCGCGGGGCTCGTGACCGGTTTCACGCTCGACTGGCGGCTGCCGGACTGGCTGGTGCCGGAAGGCAGTTGGGGCTACCAGTCGCTGAGCCCGATGGGGGTGATCGGCCGCATCGTTGAAGCGGCGGGTGGCTACGTCAATGCCCATCCGCGACTGCGGACGCTGGTGGCCAAGTCCCGGTATCCGGTGCTGCCCTGGAACTGGGCAACCGAGGTTCCCGACCGGACGCTGCCCATCGACGTGGTCAAGACGTTGAATCTGCGCTGGCAGGAAAAGCCCACCTTCAACGCGGTGTACGTCTGCGGCGAGCGCCAGGGCGTCACCGGGCACGTGGTCCGCGCCGGTACGGCTGGCGATCTGGTCGCGCCGACGGTGGTCGATGCGCTGATCACCCACGCCGATGTTGCCCGCGAGCGGGGTCGCTCGATCCTGGCCGACGTCGGCCGGCAGGCGGTCGTCACGCTGGAACTGCCGATGCTCAGTTCGCTTGGCCCGCTCGATCCGGGTCTGCTGCTCGCCGTCGGCGAGGGCAGGACGAACTGGCGCGGCCTGGTGCGTGCCACCAGCATCGCCGCCGAGTGGAACGAATCCCTGACCGTGCGCCAGACCATCGAGGTCGAGCGCCACTACCTGTAGGAATCCGCGATGCCCAACCTGTGGCGGCAGTTCGAGGACTTGCTGCCGGATGCCCCGTTGCTGGTCGGCACGGTGGTGACCCGTCACGACGATGGCACGGTCACCGTCCAGCTGCTGGGCGGCGGACTCGTGCGCGTTACCGGCGCCGGTGAGCCGGGCGACCGCCTGTTCGTGCGCGGTACCGAGGTCGTCGGCCCCGCGCCGACGCTGCCGACCGTCGACATCGAAATCTGAATCCCAACCTGTTTTTGCAACTGGAACCCGCCCTTGAGGCGGGTTTTGTTTTTTTGGAGCACATCAATGAACGCACCGATGGTGGCCGACGGCATGGTGACCATGCCGCGGGCCGAATTCGAGGAGTTGCTGGAGCGCGTTGCCGAGAGCGGCGCGCGGGCGGCACTGGCCGAAGTGGGCCTCGATGGCGAGAACGCCGCGAACGACATCCGCGAGCTGAGGAATCTGCTGGACGCCTTCAACGAAGCCAAGCGCACTGCTTGGCAGACCATGGTCCGGATGATCACGACTGGCCTGGTGCTGGCGCTGGTTGCCGGGGCGGTCATCAAGTTCGAGCTGTTCAAGGGGGCGCGATGATCGAGACGCTCCTGGGTGGTCTGTTGGGCGGGACCTTCCGCCTAGCCCCTGAACTTCTGAAGTGGCTCGATCGCAAGGGCGAGCGCGGCCACGAGCTTGCCATGCAGGACAAGGCGCTGGAGTTCGAGAAGTTGCGCGGCGCGCAGCGCATGGCCGAGATCGGTGCAAGCGCCGATGCGGCGTGGAACACGGGCGCCATCGAGGCGCTGCGCGACTCCATCAGCGTGCAAGGCCAGACGTCCGGCGTGCCATGGGTTGATGCGCTGTCGATCAGCGTGAGGCCAGTGATCACGTACTGGTTCATGGGCCTGTACTGCGCGGCCAAGACCGCCGCGTTCGCGGGGGTGCTCACGGCCGGGGCAGGGTGGGGCGCAGCAACGGTGCAGGCGTGGACCGAAGCCGACCAGGCGCTGTGGGCCGGTGTCCTGAATTTCTGGTTTTTGGGTCGGGTGTTTGATCGGGTGCGGCCGTGATTGTGGTGCCCCGAGCGGCCTTCGAAATCGCCAAGCACTTCGAGGGGTTCCATCGGGTGCCGAAGGCCGACCCGCTGCGGGCTCATCCGTATGTCTGCCCCGCTGGGTACTGGACGATCGGCTACGGTCACCTCTGCGATCCGACGCACCCGCCCATCACGCAGGCCCAGGCCGAAGTCTATCTGGCGGCGGATCTCGTGACAGCGCTCAACGCGACGCTGCGCTACTGCCCCGTGCTTGCCGTCGAGCCAGAGGGCAGGCTCGCAGCCATCATCGACTTCACCTTCAACCTCGGGGCGGGGCGGCTGCAGACCTCGACTTTGCGGCGACGCATCAATCAGCGGGATTGGGCTGCTGTCGCAAACGAGCTGCGCCGCTGGGTCTACGGTGGCGACAAGGTGCTGCCGGGGCTGGCCGCGCGTCGCGAAGCCGAAGTGGCTTTATTGCGATTGAACTGAGGTGACGCTTGGCTTCTGTGTTGAACAGCGCGTTCATGTCATCACACCAACCACACCGGAGTACAAGATGTCCAAGTCGATGCAATTCAAAACCCCTGTGATCGATGACGTGCTATCCAGCAACGTAGACGCCATGCTGCAGGACCGACTGCTCGACCTCTTTAAATACGCTATGCGGTCCGTAGCCGTGACCCTGGCGCGCGCAGCGCAATTCGAGACCAGCGATTTCGCAAACACGGCGGTGGGCGGCTGCGACGGCTTCACGCTGGCTATCCGGCAAATCTTCCCCGGCAAGCGCGATGCATGGCTCGGCGTCTTCGAGAGCGGGAAGCAGCAGCTTGAAGTGGTTGGGCACCTCGAATAAGCGCCAATGTGGCCGGGCGGACCGGCCACTGATCCATCTTGATACCGAGCGCTACAGCATCTTCTGAATGTCGCTCAATGCGTCATCCAGTTCGAGTTTGAGCGGCACCAGCAGACAGTGCAGGCATCGACATTCCCAAGCGCGGTCGCTCCACAAGTCGAGCAACTGCAGGATGCCGATGAGGCCAGTACTGACATTGAGCAGACGCGCGCACGCGTCTTCGGTCGTTGCGTAAATCTGCGCGCTCGCCGTATCCAGCTGACGCACTGTCGTTGCGACTGGCGTATTGACACGCTTGCCGATCCGTCTTGCTTGTGCCGCGAGTTGGACGATCAATTGGCGTTGCCGGGCGAACGCAAGCATCTGCGGGGAGTGTGTCTGTTCACGCATGCATCGCCTTCGTTTGCTCAATGGGGGCAGCGCCGCAAAATAGAAGGCTCGAAAAGCGTAAGCGGATGGTTGTGGGGAGGCTGATGGGAAAAGCAGGGGGGTGCTCAGGACGAGCAAGGACATCAGGCATAGGAACCTCAGCGTTTTGATGGAGGCCCGCCGCTCATTGCTACGTGAGGGATGGCGGGCCAGACAGCGGGGGTAGCAAACCGGCAACGCTGAAACCGGCCAGCCCGAAGGCTGCCCCGCCCGGCCCGCGACGATATTGTAAGCGCGCACGTTCGATTCGGACCCGAATGCCACGAACGTGGCGGTCCGCCTGCAGGTCGGGTTCTCACGCCCGGTCACCGCTGTATCGGCGACGGCCACAGTCTTGGTGAACCCGCTCGGAGAGTCAATACGGATGCGCGACAGAAAATCCTGACCGGCCACCTCGGGCAATGCGGTCAGAAGTCAAGCGGTGCCTTCGGGACATCCCAGTCCGAGGCGCGCGCTTCGCCCGTCTGGTACAGCTGCTTGACGAGCTTGATGTAGTCCAGGAAATCCTTGTTTTCGGCCGCCAGCCGGTTGGCCGACTCCCAATCGATTTCCGGCCGCTCGCGAGCTGGGATGAGGATCTCGCTCTCGGAGGGGTTTGTGTCCAGCCGGATGAGCCCGATGCCGTGCACGCCTGACAGCATCCGCAATTCCTTCATCGTGTCGGCCTGCACTTCGCCTGCAACGAGGTAACCGAAGTTGGCCCAGGACGAGTTCGACACCGCCTGGAAGAAATGTTCTCGCACGTTCGAGCGGTTGAGCAGCAGCTTGACCTCGAAGGACCACAGCTTGGTCCGCTGGACCGCATACTGTTTGACGCAATCTTGGACTTCGCGGTGCCATTCTCGGCCCAAGTCCTCCATGCCGACCAAGTCCGGGAACAGCCAGCGGTTGCCATTGGAGCCGCGCTTGTTGGACGAGCGTTTCTCATCGATGCGCTTGGTGTAGATGTCCAGTTCTTCCCAGAGGTACCGGGCCAGCAGGGGGTAGAGCGCATGTTCGCCTTTTAAGCCAGGCTCTGCCGTAGTGGCGGCGACCTCGGCATCCTCGGCCAGCATCACCTCGTCGGCATCGGACTGCTCGGAGTAGTAGTACCGGCGAGGGCGCCCCTCGGTGATCTTCAATTCGGGATGCTTCTTCTGCAGCTGTGGTCGTTGTGAGCCGATTTCAGCTGCCAGTTGCTGCAGGAGTGCTGCGTCCGTTGCCAGCGCTTGGCTGCGTGCCTTTTTCGCCTGGCACTCGGCGGGGAAGGTCTCGAACACCCATTCGGCGATTTGCCGCGCGGTGAACTTCTCCCCAGCGTGGGCCTGCAGGAAGGCAAGAACCGTCTTGCCCAGGTTCAGCTTGTCGCTTGCCACATCAAATCCCGTTCTGTGGTGGAGGCGACAGCATCGTGTCGCCATTGCGAAATGGGCCGTGCCGGACGACCCCTCGCCGTTGGCGAGCGGCCGCGATGGTATCCGGTTTCGCTTGCGGCGGTCTTGCCCCGCAAAGCGAATCAAAAGGGCAATGACTGGTCTGGCTCAATAGCAAGCCAGGGTGTAACCCACCTAACGCGGGAAACTTCCCGGGCGAATCTGGTTTTGTGAGTTTTGTTGAGAATTTGATGGGGTTGCGACTGATTTCCGCAACGTTGCCGCACAGATACCTCATATTGGGTAGTAGCCTCCGCTTTGTGAAGCTGTTTTCGCTTAGAATCCGGGCCTCGTAAAAATTACAAAGCCCGGGTTGTCATGAACGCGAAGTGCTATCGAACCGTTTTCAACGCTGTGCGCGGCATGTTGGTTGCCGTGGAGGAATCGGCGAGAAGCACAGGCAAGGGGCGTCAGATCGGCGGGCAAGCCGACACGTCGGCCGCATCGACCTCCACCGCCGCGCGCTTCGCCGTGCTGCCGGTGGTGTTCGGGGCATGGTGCGTATTGGGCGTGTCCTATACCGTGCAGGCCCAGGTTGTCGCGGCCCCGGGGTCGGGCGCGCAGGTCATCCAGACGCAGAACGGACTGCAGCAGGTCAACATCGCGCGCCCGAACGGAAGCGGTGTTTCGCTCAATACCTATACGCAGTTCAACGTTCCCGGTCAGGGAGCCCTCCTCAACAACGCTCCCGGCATCACACAAACGCAGCAGGCCGGCTACATCAACGGCAACCCGAACCTGCTGCCCGGCGGCTCGGCGCGCATCATCGTCAACCAGGTCACCAGCACGTCGCCGAGCACCCTGCAGGGGTATCTGGAGGTGGCCGGGCCCCGCGCGGAAGTGGTGATCGCCAACCCGAACGGCATCCTGGTCAACGGCGGGGGCTTCATTAATACGAGCCGGGCGACGTTGACGACCGGGGTGCCAGTGTTTGGCGGCAGCGGCAGCCTGGATGCCTACCGCGTGACTGGTGGGCAGATCACGGTGCAGGGCGCGGGCCTGAACGCCAGCAACGTCGACCAGGTGGACCTGATTGCGCGGGCGGTGTCGGTCAATGCTTCAGTGTACGCCAACCAGCTCAACGTGGTGGCGGGGGCGAACCAGGTCGACCACAGCACGCTCAATGCGACGCCGATTGCCGGCGACGGCGCTGGCCCGGCCAACGGCATCGACGTGAGCCAATTGGGCGGCATGTATGCCAACAAGATTCTGCTGGCCTCGACCGAGAAGGGGGTCGGGGTTTCGTCGCGGGGCGTGGCGGCGGCCCAGGCGGGCGACCTGACGCTGACCGCCCAGGGCCAACTGGTGCTGGCGGGCCAGACCAGCGCCACAGGCAATCTGAGCATTGCTGGTCGAGACGGTATCACCAACACGGGCGCCACCTACGGCACGGGTGCGGTTTCGGTCAGCACCAGCGGAGCGCTCAACAATAGCGGCACACTAGCGTCGCAGCAGGGCCTGACCGTCAACGCGGGCTCTCTGGCCTCCACCGGCAGCCTGGGCGCGGGTGTTGCCTCGGACGGCACGATCAGCCAGGCAGCGGACCTCAACGTCACAACCACCGGGGCATTGTCGGCAACAGGCAAGAACGTGGCTGGCGGTAACGCTAGCTTCCAGGGGGCCGGAGTCAGCCTTGCCAACAGCCAGACCACGGCCAATGCCAACCTGGCACTGACGTCTACGGGCGGCGCAGACCTGACGGGAGCGACGGTCCATGCCGGTGGTGCGGTCAATGCCACGGCTGCTGGTACCTTCATCAATGACCGGGGCCATCTGTCGAGCAATGGCGCTACCAGTATCACCGCAGGCAGTGTCTCCAATGTTGGCGGCCAGATCGTCAGCCAAGGGGCGATGCGGCTCCAGGCGTCCGGTGCGCTGGACAATGCGCAAGGCACCGTGCAAGCCGGGGGCGCGCTGACGGTCAATGCGGCCTCGGTGGACAACACCGCTGGACGTCTGGTCTCGTTGAACGCGGACGACTTGTCCCTCAACGCCAGCACCGCTATTACCAACGTTGGTGGTACGACATCCGACGGTGCGCAAGGCGGCGTGATTGGCGCAAACGGCGTCGTCAGCCTGACCACCGGCACACTGACCAACCACGCCCAGATCACTGCGGGCACCGACGCCACGCTCACCGCCACCACGCTCGACAACGCCAGCGGCAGCGTGACGGCCGGCAATGCACTCACGGCCCAAGTCGCGGGCACCGTGAACAACCAGCACGGTGCGTTGTCCGCTGCTGCGACAACGATCAACGCGGCGTCGCTCGACAACACCACCGGCAAGCTCGAAGGTAACCGGCTTGGCATCACCACCACCGGCAATCTGGTGAACCGAGGCGGCGCGATCAACCAATACAGCCAGACCGACACACAGCTGAAGGTCGGCGGCATGCTGGACAACACCAACGGCGTCATCGCGGCCAATGCGCAGAATCTGACCATCGATGCGCAGGCGGTTACCAATGACGGCGGCAAGCTGCTGCACTCGGGGGCCGGCACCTTCACGGTGGGCAGTCAGGGCGCCTTGCGCAATGTCGCGGGCCAGATTCAGACCAATGGAGCGCTGTCGACGCAGAGCAGCAGGCTCGATAACGCGAATGGTTTGATCGCGTCCCAAGGCACAGAGACCGTCACTACCACGGACGCGCTCGACAACACCAACGGCACGCTGCACGCGGGCGATACGCTCAAGGTGCAAGCTGGCGCAGCGCTGACCAATGTTGGCGGCAATATTGAATCGAATAGCGCGCACGGCACTTTGGCGGTGTCGGCCGCATCGCTGGACAACTCCTCGGGCCGCGTGGTGAACGTAGGGGACGGCGCGACCCGCGTCGCCGTACAGCAGACCCTGTTGAATGCGAACCCGGCGGGCACGACCGGGCGTGGCCTGATCGGCGGCAACGGCGCAATCGACGTGACCGCCGGCACGCTCGAGAACCATGCCACGATCAGTGCCAAGGGCGACGCGAGCCTAACGGCGCAGCGGTTCGATAACAGCAGCGGCCGTACGACGGCGGGCGGTGCACTCACGGCCAGCGCGGCGGGAGCGCTTGTCAACCAACAGGGCGTGCTGTCGGGTAACGCGACTTCGTTGACGGCCGCTTCGTTGGACAACGGCAGTGGCCGGATCGAGGGTAGCCAGCTCGATATTGTCAGCACGGGCGATTTGGGCAACCGGGGTGGCACGATCCAGCAGTTCGGCCAGGCAGATGCCAGCATCCAGGCGGGTGGAGTGCTCGACAACACCGCCGGTTCGATCGCCGTCAACGGCAAGAATTTGACGCTCGCGGGTCAAACGATTGCCAACGACGGTGGCAAGGTGCTGCATGCCGGGACAGGAACCCTGTCCGTCACCGCGCAGAACACGCTTACCAATACCAACAGCGGCCAACTGCAGACCAACGGCGCACTGGCAGCGCAGGCCGGCTCGCTCGACAACGCCCATGGCACCGTGTCGGCACAGGGCGACGCGTCGGTGACAACGACCGGCGATCTGCTGAACCGCCAAGGTGCGATCTATGGCCAGACCAGCCTAACGCTCACAAGCGCCGGTCAGATCGATAACGCGAGCGGCTCGGCGCAGACGTCCGGCAACCTGTCGACCCGCGCTGCGGGTGCGTTGAACAATGCCGGCGGCACCCTGACTGCCAACGGTGCACATAGCGTCGCGACCGTATCGGCGGCCCGTCTCGACAACACGGCAGGGCGGCTGACCAACGCCGGCGATGGCGTCACCACGATCACCGCCGCCAGCGCGCTGAACAACACTAGCGGCGCCCTGGGCGGCAATGGCGACGTCACGATCAACACGCCGGCCCTGACCAATACCAGCGGCGGCCAGATTGCAGCAGGCGGCGCGCTTACGCTGAACACATCGACCGGCATCAACAATCGCGGCGGAGCGCTTTACGGTGCCCGGGGCCTGACGTTGACGCAGTCCGGCGCCACGCTTGCCAACGACGGCGGCGCTTTGCTCGGTGGTCAAGACGTGAACCTCAGCGTTGCATCGATAACCAACACTGGCGGCGCAATACGTGCCAACCGCGATATTGCAGCGCAAGGCGCGATGTCCGGCAGCGGCGAGGTGACTGCCGGCCGCGATCTGTCGCTTCGTGTAACCGGCGACTACCTGAACGATGCCGCCAACCGCTTGCGTGCCGACGGCAACATGCAGGTCATGGCCAGCGGGACATTCACCAACAGCGGGACCCTGGGTGCGGCGGGCAACACCACCGTGCAGGCGGCCAACGTGGTCAATACCGCCAGTGGCGACATCACCGGCACGTCGACCACGGTGTCGGCCGCCAACAGTATCAACAACGCCGGCCGCATCGAAGGCGATGCGGTGCAGACCAACAGTGCCGGACTGTTCAACACTGGAACGGTCATCGGCAACACGGTCCAGGTCCAGGCGAACGATGTGACCAACGCCGGCGCTTCGGCCTTGATCGCAGGGGCGAAGGACGTCAAGGTCTACGCAACCAACTCGGTATCGAACCTCGACGGCGCCACGATCTACAGCGCGGGCAATCTGCAAATCGCGCGCGACGGTACGCGTGATGCTGCCACGGGTCTGCTGGCGAATCAGGTCGGCACGCTCACCAACCGCTCGGCCACGATTGATGCCGATGGCGATATCGATATCGCCGCGCACACGCTCAACAACACACGCACGAGCATCGTCACGGCGGCCGGTACGCCCCAGACCGTCACCCAGACACTGTCGGCCTGGTTCGCCGGGTTTACCGGGAACGATCGCCGGTTCCACAGCAGCATTACGTTCCCGAGCTGGAGCTGGAGCGGCCAGAACGCGCCGGTCAGCGCCAACCTGATGGGCGCGCTGATGCAGCCGATCACGGTGACGGTCCCGAAATCCACGGTCGCGAACGTCAACACGGCGACCAAGACGCTGTCGTTCACGCAAGCTCCCATTGAGACCTATGACAACCCGGACTTCTCGGGCGGTTGTGGTGGCGGTGGTGACAACGGTCCGTCGGACTGCACGCCTCAGTACACGCTGACCCGCAACCTGACGTCCAACGCGACCCAGTACTACCAGTCGATCCAGGACAACGGCACCACGTATTCCATTACCTTCTGGCCGGACTGGGACCCGAACAAGAACATCCGCCCGGACCAGGTCCGCCTGCGCTTCGACCTGGGCAGCGACAGCCACGACTACAGCGAGATCAGTCGCACAGTCAACACGACCACGACGACCGACCAGCTCATCAGCGCTTCCGATCCCGCCAAGATTCGCGCATCGGGGGCGATCCGCGTCAACAGCAACGGCGGCACGATCCTGAACCAGTCCTCGATCATGGCGGCGGGCGGCGACCTGATCCGGTCGGCGGCGGGCGGTACAGTGACGGACCAGGGAACGGCGCTGCAGCAGAGCGTCAGCACGACCGAGACCTCGACCTTCTACTGGCATCAGAAAACAGGTGGCGACTCGGATACCCAAGTAGTGCCCTATCCGACCTCGCCGGTCGCCTCCACCACGGTGATGGCTCTGCCGGCGATCGTCTCGTCGAACCAGACGGTGCAGACGACGGCGCAGACCATCAGCGTGAATACTGTCAACCGCCTGGGCCAGACCGTGACCGGTAGTGGCGTGACGGGCGGCGGAGCGAGCGCCTCGGCGGTCGGCAGCGCGGGCGGCGGCACCAAGAGCGCGGACACACTGAGCGGCTCCGCCGGCAGCGCCGTGGCTTCTGCTTCGGGCAACACGCGCGCGCCGCAGACGCTGGGCTCGGCACAGACGGGCATCCCCAACCTGACGCTGCCGCTCAACGGCCTGTTCCACTTCCAGCCGGCACCCAGTGCCACCTACCTGGTCGCCACCGACGCGCGCTTCACGCAGTACACGAAGTTCATCTCCAGCGACTACATGCTGGGCGCGCTCGGCCTGAACCCGCAGCAGACGCAGAAGCGCCTGGGCGACGGCTTCTATGAAGAGAAGCTCGTACGCGACCAGATCACGCAGCTGACGGGGCGCACGTTCCTGGCGGGCTATACCGATCAGCTCAACGAGTACCGCGCGCTGATGGATGCAGGCGTCACCTACGCCAAGGCCTTCAACCTGACGCCGGGGATCGGACTGTCGGATGCGCAGATGCAGCAGCTCACCAGCAACATGGTGTGGCTGGTGTCGCAGGACGTGACTCTGCCGGACGGCACGCACCAGTCGGTGCTGGTGCCCAAGCTGTATCTCGCGAAGGCCAACACGGTGGACCTGAATTCCACCGGTGCACTGGTGACCGGCAAAGCCGTCAGCCTGAACGCTTCAGGGGATCTCGCCAACAGCGGGCGCATCGTCGGCGACATGGCGACGCAGGTGGTGGGCAACAACATAGTCAACCGAGGCACGATCGGCGGTGCCGGCAGCGCCACGCTCGTGCGGGCGGTGCAGGACGTGCGCAATACCGGCGGCAGCATCACCGGGCAGAACGTGGTCGTGCAAGCAGGGCGCGACGTGATCAACGAAACGCAGACGATCTCCAACCTGCAGACCGTCGGCCCGAATGGCTACAGCGCCGGGGCCACTGGTGTCGGTTCGGTCGGCAGCATTACGGCGACCAACAATGTTTCGGTCCTGGCCGGGCGGGACATCACGCTGGCGGGCGCGACGATTTCGGCGGGCAGCAATGCGCAGATGGCGGCTGGGCGAGATATCAACCTCGGCACAGTCACGTTGGGCACCACGCAAGACGCGGTCTCGCGTGGCGGCCAGAGCTACTTCCATGACCAGACCGCGACCGTCTCCGGCAGTACCGTGTCGGCGGGTGGCAATGTCGTGGCAGTCGCTGGGCGGGATGCCACGCTGACGTCTTCCGCGATCCAGGCGGGCGGCAATGCCACCATGGCCGCGGGCCGCAACGTGACTGTGACGGCGGCATCGGATACGCATACCCACAGCGAAGGTTCGCTGGGTGCCGACGCGCAGTACAAGAAATCGTCCTATGACGAAACGGTGCAGGGCAGCGCGATCCAGGCGGGCAACAGCGCGACGCTGGGGGCGGGGCAGAGCCAGGCTGTCAGCAAGGTGCTGCAAGCCAACGGCATCACGCCAGCAACGCCGGCGGCCGGCGGCACGGGTAACGTCGCCGTGCTGGGTTCCTCGGTGACGACAGGCAACGGCGCGGCCAACCTGATCGCCACGGGCGACATCACGGTGGGTGCCGTCAATGAGAAGCACTCCGACTACGCCTGGTCGGACAACAAGCACTCCGGCTTCCTGTCGAGCGAGCAGACGACCAAGGAGCGCAGCAGCCAAAGCAGCACGGCGGTGGGGTCCTCGATCTCCGCTGACTCGGTGACGGCCAGCGCCGGGCGCGACCTGACCGTGCAGGGCTCGACGGTGGCGGCGACCAACGACGTCAACCTGGCGGCCGGTCGTAACCTCACCATCACGACGGCGCAGAACACCAGTTCGAGCCACAGCTACGAGGAGACCACCAAATCGGGCCTCGGCGCGACAGGCTCGGGCATTTCGTTCGGCACGCGCAACCAGAAGGACACGATCAACGACAACGCCGTGACGCAGACCAGCAGCATGGTCGGCAGTACTGGCGGCAATGTGAACCTGAGCGCGGGCAATACGCTGAAGGTAACCGGCAGCCAGGTCATGGCGGCAAAGGACATCACTGGCACGGGTGCCGACGTGACGATCGAGGCCGCGCAGGGCTCGACACACCACGACGAGACCCACGAAGTGAAGCAGAGCGGCTTCACGCTGGGTGTCTCGGGTGGTGCGGTTGGTGCCGCCATCGGCGCGGCGCAGAAGCTGGAGAGCGCGGGGCAGAGCAAGGACGGCCGGGCCTCCGCGCTGTGGGGCGTCGCGGCTGCGCGGGACGCCTTCGATGCAGGCAAGGCCCTTGCCGGGCCTGGTGGGGCGACGGCCGGAGCGGCTGTTACCCTGTCCTGGGGTAGCAGCCAGAGCAAGCAGACCCAGACCGATGACGCGACCCAGCACACAGGCTCCACCGTGACGGCTGGCGGCAAGGCCAGCTTCACAGCAACGGGCGTGGATGCCAACGGCAACAAGACGGCGGGCGATCTGAACATCGTCGGCTCGGACGTGAACGCCAAGCAGGCCGCGCTGAAGGCCGCGCACGACGTGAACATCGTCTCTGCCACCGACACGGACGAGAACCACAGCCGAAACGAATCGAGCAGTGTCAGCGTCGGCGTGTCGTATGGCTTCGGTCAGGGCAAGGGCGGTTTCGGCGTCTCAGCGTCGGCCTCCAAGTCCAAGGGCAACTCGGACGGCACCAGCGCAACACAGGTCAACAGCCACGTCAACGGCAGCGAGTCGGTGTCGATTGCCTCGGGCAACGATGCCAACGTTCAGGGCGGCGTGGTCAGCGGCGGCAAGGTCATCGCGGATGTGGGCGGCAATCTGAACCTGGCCAGCCGTCAGGACACATCCGAGACGCACGCCAAGCAAGACAGCATGGGCGGTGGCTTCAGCATCAGCCAGGGAGGTGGTTCGGCCAGCTTCAGCGCCAGCCGTGGCCGGGCGGATGGAACCTATGCCAACGTGGCGGAACAATCCGGCATCCGCGCCGGCGACGGCGGCTTCGACATCAACGTCAGGGGCAACACGGATCTCAAGGGCGCGGTGATCGCCAGCACCGCCACGCCGGACAAGAACCAGTTGACCACCGGCACGCTGACGTGGAGCGACGTCAGGAATCACTCCGAGTACAGCGCGGATTCGATGGGCGTGTCGATGGGCGGCACCTTCGGCGGCACGAACAGCAAGCCGACCTCGGGCCAGGAGTCGGGCAAGAACACCGGTGGCATCAGCCCGATGATTCCGCAGAGCGAAAGCGGCAGCCAGAGCGGCGTGGCGCGAAGCGCCATTGCCCAAGGCGGCATCACGATCATCAACAAGGACGCCCAGAAGCAGGACGTGTCGACGCTGAGCCGCGACACGACGAACACCAACACGACGGTCGGCAAGAACCCGGACCTGAACGACATGCTGAGCAAGCAGGCCGACATGATGGCGGCGGCGCAGGCGGCGGGCGAGGCGGTTGCGAAGACGGTGGGGGATATTGCGGACAAGAAGCAGAAGGAGGCCAACGACCGCCTGAAGGCGGCCAACGAGGCCTACAAGCAGGATCCGTCGGATGCAAACAAGGCCGCCGTTGCTGCGGCGGAAGGGGATGTTGCGAATTGGAAGGAGGGTGGCAGCTACCGTGTGGCGTTGCATACCGCGGGTGGCGCGCTGATCGCTGGGCTGGGTGGGGGCAATGCGGTGGCCGGGGCAGCGGGGGCGGGGCTGTCGGCGCTGGCGGCACCGAAGCTGGACGATCTTGCCCGATCGGTGGCGAGCAATGTCGGGACTGACAATGCTGGGCTGAATGAGGCGATTGGCAACGTGGCCGCGAACATTGCGGCGGGTGGGCTCGGTTTCGCTGTGGGTGGTGGATCAGGAGCGGCGACTGCGGCGAATGCCGATCGCTTCAATCGGCAGCTCAACGAAAACGAGAAAAAGGCGATTGCCGAGAAGGCGAAGGGGGACAAGGCTGAGGAAAAACGCCTGACCGATGCGGCGTGCTACCGAGTGCAGTGCTGGGCGGAATTCTCGCCGAATAGCCCGGAATATCTGGCCCGCCAAGTCAGCGCACTGGACGCCAAGGATTTGGGGCCGGAGTTGAAGTGGGTGGATAGCCAGAGGGTGGCGGGAGGTCTGTTCGACTACACGCCGATGCAGAGGGTGGGAGACTTCGTTGCGAGCCAGACTGATCAGGCCAAGCGTGCGGCGCAGGGATTTGTCGAGGAGGTGAAGAACCTGCCGCGCAGCTTTGTGAACAAGATGGCGTCGGATGCCAAGCAGAAGATGTCTGAGTCGCCATCGGACCTGATCGCCCAGGGCGTCGCGAATGGCTTCAGTGCGGTCGCGGGTATGGGGCGCGGTGAGCCGCCGGCGGCAAGCCCGGGGGCGGTGCTGGTAAATTCGGGGGCGAGACAGGCCGCGAGTGCTTCGTTGAGTGTGACTGCTGATACGCCGCCTAATGCCATTGCGTCGAGCAGTGGAGATAGCGACGGAAACACAGGAAGCAATGATAGCAACACAGCAAAACGTCCAACTCCGCGTCAATCAGAGAATGATGCGGGCGCCGGCCTTGGCCCGGATTACAAACCTCAAGTAAGCTACAAAGACGGCGAAGTTGTTCCGTATGGAAGTAAAGGAAGTGTTCGACCAGATTGGTGTAATGGAACCACGTGCAGTATTGAGGTTAAGAATTACAATATTGCAACGAACTCGAGTGGTCTCATTAAAAATGTGGCAGACCAAGCCATTCAGCGGCAAGCAAATCTTCCTGCTGGAATGGAGCAGCAGATTGTTATTGACGTGCGCGGTCAAACGATGACTGCTCAACAGGAGGACGCGATTGTGAAAGGCATCGTGAGTAGATCACAGGGCGCTATTAGACCAGACGCCATTGAATTCAGAAGGTAGGCGATATGCGAATAATTGGATTTCATGGTGGTAGTTCGTTATGCGAGCTCGGTACTGTGTCTGATGTGGTCTTGTTTTTCGACTGTCTGAGGATGTACGTAGAGAGTGCGCATCCAGAGCAGGATTGGTCGTTGCTAAGCGATCGACTATACCGCCGCTATTTGCGCGAGGATGAGCTGGATGCCGCACTGAGGCTCATGGAACAGGCGAAGCAGATTCTTTCTATGCACTCGGCAGCGACCGCTGTGAGTTGGGACCCGATTTTGTTGGGCGACAGGCAAAAGACGTGGCTGGACCCAAAGCTGCCAACGCTTGCCGATGTGTTTGCGAAGTATTTTGAGAGTTTTTTGCACTGCGTTGAATCGTCAAAAATTTTCCTGAATAGCTGGGGAATTTATAAGCCGGTGCGAACGGTTATTGCTAACTTGCCGGATTTTGCAGTCGAGAAGAAACGATCTTTGGAGGAGTACGATAATCTGGATGATTTGCCATTCTGGCGGCGTTGA